CACCCAGATCGAAGTATATCCAAGCCTAAGGCGTACGGGTTGAAGCTACCGTCATAGTGCTTCGAGCGCATATTTGGTTGATACACTACGTTGGAGTGAAGGTGCAGCCAAGCAAGCTGAGCATCCGGTGAAATTATTCCGCGCTGCTCCAGAGTGTCCATGATGTGGAAGTGGGTGAAGGTCGCCATGCCTTCATTTAGCGTCTTGTCTTGTCCCTGCGGGTAGAAGTACTGCTGAATCTTGTACACGATGCGCAGGATTTCCTTCTTCCACTGGGGCATGTTTGGGGCGTGCTTGTAGATGAAGTAGAGAATATTTTCCTCGTCGTTAACCCGGTCCAAGTCTTGATCGGTCTTTTCCTTTTCAGGGGCTACAACCGACGTGGTTTGGATGATGATGTCCATGTCCTTGTGCTTATCATCGGCCTTCTTGGCTTCTTCCTTCAGCTTGTCCTCTTCTGTCTTTTTCTTCTTGTGCTTTCGCTTTTGCTTATCAACAGCGTGCGTCGATAAGGCGTGAGCGGCATCGAGCAGCTGCTCAACCTCGTCCTCACCATATTTTTCCTCGCACTCCTTGATGTAGTTCTTGGCGAAGATCATGTAATCAATGATGGAGCTTGGAGTTGTCCATTCCCTGAACATGAAGTTATTCTTGAAGACGAAATTGTGGCCAATCGCGGCGTGCGCTATAACCAGCGCCTGCGTTATGGCTGGGTTTTCCTCCATGAGATATGAGATGCACGGGTTAGAATTGATGACGATTTCATACGCGAGTCCCATTCGACCCTTCTGGTACTTTGTCCAATTCTTGAGAAACTCTTTGCCGAATGACCAGTGACTGTAGTTTACCGGCATACCAACAGACGCGTACGCGTCGATCATCATTTCAGCTGGAATTATTTCGATCTGGTTGGGGTATATATCCTTGCTTGGATCGATGTCAAGCTCCTCATGAGCTACTTCCTCAATAATCTTGGTGATGTTATTGATTAGTCCTTCGTTCCAATCGGTGCGCGAGGTAATAAGTGGTTGCGTCATTATTTTTTCTTCTTGAAAATTTTCTGAAACACTGGGTAGCATTCATCCGCCGATTCGATTATCGACAGGGTCATCTTCTTATCAACTACCCCATCGCGAACCTTATCGTAGGCTACCCACAACCCGGTATCTTCTCTCGTAGTAGTTCCTGATATTCCAGCTCCAACGTTAAACCAGCCGGTTCCCATCGGTTTACCAACTTCAACGTAGCTGAACAGTTGGATCTTCTTCATGAGGTTGCCCTCACCGATCATTTCATCGATGACGACGCTGTTGTCCTCATCCCAATTATCACCATCTGACGCGTGGGATATGTAGATGTTGACTTCATTCGGATCGTAGCGCTCTTTGATTATGGTATTAATCATCTTCAGCGCTGGAGATACGGTAGTTCCACCGTTGACCCGCGTGGAGAAGAAATCATTTTCGGACATTTCAAACGCTTCATCGGTGTGAGCGATGAACACAAGCTCGGTGTTTGGATAGCGCCGGCGAATGAACGCGTAGAACAGCGCGAACCAACGACGGGCTATCGTCTTCTTTGTTTCATCCATGGAGCCGGAAATGTCCATGAGCATGAAGAGAACGGCGTCTACCGTCTTGAGAGGTTTAGCTTCCTTCTTGCGGTAGCGAAGATCGGAAGAATCGAACCCATCCAGGAAATCAATCTCGTCATCTAGCTCCTTGAGACGGGATAGGATCGAAGCTATTCGTTTACCGACTTCATCCTGCATTAGGTTAATCGTCATGTGGATGTTGAGCACCCGGAGTAGTTCTTCAGGAGTGCCATGCTTAGCGCCGGTTAAATTTTCAAATATTGCCGCAAGCTCTTCTAGCAGCTCTTCCTTTTCATCCTCCACCAAAGCTGCCATCGCGCTTGAGCGTCCGAGAGCTTGCTTGTAGGTGCGGATTACGCTTAGCTGAGCCGGAGAACCAATAGTAGAAAACCCAGCTTGTTGGGTTTTATTATCAAGCCTCTCAGTCCACTTCTCATTGACTAGATTCGGTAGCTCGCAATCCTCAAAGAAAAGATCCAAAAATTCGTCGCGCGCGACAGAGACTATGAAATCGTCTTCACCGGCATCTCCGGGACCACCCCGACTTGAGCTACCTTCATCGGATGGTATTTCTATTTCATCACCGCGATCATACTCTTGATTGCCAATGATAATTGCTGTATGATTGCCATCCCTAGAATAGTGAAAGTGCGGTTCCTCAAGAGCCGCGCCGGCAACCTTAACAGGGCTGGATCCACCAGCCCCAGGGGCTGGGTTGTTCTGACCAGAAACCCCGAATTTGCCAATATTTTGCGGGGAAGATGCCTTGATGAAGCCCTTTATTCGCTTAATGAGCTTTTGACGGTTTGAAGATGATTTTCCCCTACCCGCCTTTCTTCTATCGATGAGGATGAAAGACATGTCTTTACTCCTTCGGCATACGATTCATTCGATCGGCAAGAAGTCGAGCATATTCGATTCGCTGGTCATTATCGCAGAAATCTCCAGTGATGTACAAAGCGACGTCGTGGTGAAAATCATCCGACTGAAGGCATACCTTCAAGGTACCTGCCTCAGACTTTCCAACGCTCACGCTCCACGGCCCTGTTTCGGAAATTGTCAAATCGTTTGGTTCAATTTCCTGTGGGTTTGTGTTAAGTTGGTTTATATTGATTCGCACTACTTGCGTTTCCAAGTCATATGCTCGCTCACGGCTTCAAGGAAAACTCGAAGTGGGCGAGTGCCCTGTCTGCGATTATTCGTCCACTGAAGGGCTATAAGATTGTTTTTATTGTCTGTTCCACCCTCTGCAATGGCGATCTTGTGCGCTACTTCCCATGCTGTGTTGCCGGGATTATCTGAATCAGCCTTACCATATGCTGCCCATTCTATCAAAGCCCCGCACGCATCGATTCCAAATTTGTAATGATCCGCATATGGCGCCAGCGCGGGCTTTGTAGAGGCCCACCAAATTTCACTTAATTCTTCATGTGAGTAGCCCATCAGCGCACCGTTGAATTCTGTTGATCAAGAGCGTCAGCGATTCGTCTTAGAAGATTGTTCTGCAAAACCTGCTGATTATTTTGTACGGCTAGTTGTTCCGCTACGCGGTTGATGGATGCGGCCAGACCCGCAATCGCTGTTTTAGTTACTTCATTATTCATATGAACCTCAAACTTGGAGATCGTGCTCCATTTTTACCATGACCTAGTGCTGCCACTAAATCTCTAACAGATGGATAGATATTCTCACCATCTACAGTGCAACGCTTTTGAAGCTTCTTGCTCGCTGCGACATTCGGAATACCCTTCATCCTCTGCCCTTGTCTCTTGCGTCTTGCTTCATCGTGTTTTCTACCAGTGAGATATCTAGTTTTAGCTATTGACATCTTCTGGCGAGTTTCTTCTGAGATACCTGTCAAACCTTCTCCACCATCTGTGAGATTGAAAAGTGTACCTCGACCTTGATCTTCACGCCCATATTTCCAAATGAACCACATCTCTAAACTGAAAGCCTGTTCCTCATTCTTGCAGTAGATAATTTCGGGTACACAAGAGTATCCTTCCCTATGTCTCTTCACTAGCATCCTATCAGTGCGAGTGTTAGATGGATAATCTATGTGAGTCCAAACTCTATCATTCACTCCCTTGCCAACGTATCTAGGAATCTCGGTTTTGGGATCACGAAATATGTAGCAGTAATATTGCCCTAACATCTGTCAACCTGGGCTACGAGGCTTTCCGGTTGTTACACCACCAATCTACTAGCGTGCGAATCTGTCTGTCAGTATATCCTTTGCTTCTCATGCGAGCGACAAAGTCGTTATGCTTCTTCTGCTCTTCAGCTGAACCTTTTGGTGTGAATGAAACGATTGGCATGATTTCGGTAGTAGCTGAGAACATCTTCTTCTCGATGACGACCTTGATCTTTTCGTACTCATTCCATTTTGGCATCTTGCCTTCATTGCGCGAGCGGTAGCGAAGAACGTAGTGCACGATGTCGTTGCGAAAATCCTTCGCGTTTGGAATGCCAGCTGCCTTTTCTACTTCTTCAAGCTTAGTGTTGAGGTGCTCGCGGTTCAAAAGCGTGTGAGTTTCTGGGTCGCGGCAGGTAACGTCATCGCACCATGATTCGGCAAACAAGCAGTAGCGCTCGAACATCGTCTGACCAAACTCGCTGTAGGACTCGAGGTACGCCATGCGAAGTTCCTTGTCGATAAACTCGAAGTAGCGCGGCTGCACCCACGACTTGATGAAGTCAAGGTACTGTTCCTGAGCTTCGCTTGGCAGGTGCTCGCGCTTTAGCGCTTGTTCCAGAACGTACATGAGGTCGATTGGGTTGGCCTGAATTTCTTCCGGACGTAGGTTGTAAGTCGCTGAAAGAATCTTGAAGCCAAAGCGGGTAGACAAGCCGGTCATACCTTCATCGATACCACCAGCCTCGCGGTACTCCTCGTAAGGCTTAGCCATCGGCATGGTATCCTTCACGTTCTGACCGTCATACACCTTCATCTTGGCGTAGATAGTGCTGTTTTCTGGTTCACGCAGGCGCGTGAGGACCATGAACTCGGCCAGCGCCTTCAGGGTTTCAGGGGCGCACGCCTCATTCTTCAAGCTTGAACCTCGGAGCATCTTCTCGTAAATTTTCTGCTCCTCGCTAACTCGTAGACAGTATGGAACGTTGACGATGTAAACGCGGTCTAGGAAGGCCTCATTTGACTTATCGTTTCGGAACTTGAACCATTCTGCCTCGTTTGAGTGGGCGCAGATGATGCCGATGTACGGCATCGCTGGGATATTTTCGGTACCGTTGTAGTTGTGTTCTTGCGTCGCCATCAAGAGCGGATTTAGCGTCTTAATGTTCGCCTTGAACATTTCGGCAAAATCCATGAAACCCTGGGTCGTGCGGTTTAAACCACCGGAGTAGCTGTAGCTGTATGAGTGATTTTGCTGATAAGTTTTCAGCTTGCGAATATCGGTCTTGCCGATAAGAACTGAAACGTCTTGATTATTCTCGTCGCCTGGCTCAACCTTCATGATGCCAATCTGGGAATCCTTGTTTGGATAAATCTTGACAACGCTGAATTTAGTCCAATCACCACCGAATTCCTGGAGCTTCTGCTGCGCCCAGCCTGAAGAAACCGTGTTGAGATAGCGTGGAGAAATGCCATACTCTTTTTCCAGCTCTTCACCATGCTCAAGCTTGTTAAAAAGGCCGAGCGGACTTTCGAACAGAGGAGAGAGCTGCAGTTCCGCATTTTTCTCTGAAGGATCCTTCAAAACATAAATCGGATATGTCTGCATTAGTTCTTTAAGCCGCTCGACCAAAGAACTTTTACCACCACCAACCGGTCCCTTGAGATAAAGGATCTGCTTTGATTCTTCTAGCCCCTGAGCGAAGGCCGTAAAGTAGGCGACGATGCGCTCAATGGCTTCTTCAGCTCCGTAAAACTCCTTGAACGCCTCGTAGGTACGTATTTTCTTGTTGCTGAAAATGCGTGATAGGCGAGGGTCGCTTGAAGTGTCGACTACCGTTGGTTCACCGATGGAAGCTAAAATTCGTTCTGCCGCGTTGGCATACACCATCTTATCGGTTTTACAGAGATCGAGATAATCCAGAATGGGCATCTCGGCGTTGGATGCAAACTTTCTTGCGAAAGATGAAGTGAAGGTTGAACTCAATTTCATTCAGATCTCTCCTATCTGTTGAACGGTATCAGCTGTATTTATGCTCATGTACCGTAACGCGGTACGATCAGATCAAAAGGAAGGACTAGCAGAGCACAATTTTGCGGCAGAAGTATAAATTAAAATTTGAAAGTGAACTTACGGCGGCATCCCAAATTCTCGGACTAGCCGGTCATATCCTTCTTTATTCGCCTTAGCATCCGAAAGCGCGTGATGTGGAATTTCTTTCGTGCGCGCGAAGTACTCTTGAACACCATACGCGAAGTTATTCTGCAGCCGGTTATACATCTGCTGCCAATCATGCGGTGAGCCGTTCATAATTTGCTTGTTTGACCAAGCTAGCATCTCGTGAAACACGTTTTGAATGGAGTGAAATTTGGGATGGGCTTGACCATCCAAGAAGTAGTGCATGATCTGCCAGTCGGTATGATAGTCGACCATCACTATGAAGTGCTTGCACGGTAGCTCATCTAACCAGCACCAAAGTCGAGCAGAGAGCTCGGTTTCCTTCATACCGTGCGTGTTCGGGGTGAGCAATGGCCAGATATTAGCCCGCACGAAATCTGATGCTAAGCTCTTATCCGCGTCAAGATTTTCAGCGTAGAACTCGGCACCGTTGGAAGCTACAAGTCCGATTGAAATCGGATCAGTGTTGATAAAATCGGAAAACTCAGAATCTATAAATATTCGCATTGTAATGTTATCAGAATTAATCATGAGAAAAATGGTTATAAGTACTCAACACTTTACAATCGTGCAATTTGCAAGTTTGATTCATTTTATAAAGGGGTTAGAGTAACAAGAGCCTAATTTCGTTCATATTCGTTGATTTGGTATTTGAATCCATTTTCTTCTATCCACTTGGGTTCGTTAAGCTGGTGATAGAGAATGAAGCTGTTTTTCGGCATGTAGAAGCGGCTGAGAAAGCTATAACCGTCGCTAGGAAAAATTATATCACCTTCTGGCTTAGCAAGTACAACTGTTATGAAAAATTTCTTGGGGATAAGCGTCATAGCTTCTTCAAAAATTTTCTGGCCACCGATAACGTATAAATCGTGCTTTTCTTTCTTGAAAGCTTCTGATACGCTCTCGTAGGTTGTTACCTTGTTTGCCCAACGAAAGCGCTGGCTGCTGGTAATGACCACATTGCGCCGACCAGGAAGAGCTCCACCGATGCTCTCAAATGTTTTCCGGCCCATCACTACGGTTTTACCCATGGTAACGGCCTTGAAGTTTTCTAGATCTTGCGGAAGATGCCATGGCATCTTGTTGGTGCTCGAGCTGCCGATGACGCCGTTAAGGGCTACGGCTGCAACTATGTAGATGTCGGTCATCAAAATCCACATCTTATTTTTGCGAGACAGCGCTTGCAATTTACCTTGCTTCTAATGTAACTGGCGTTCTGAAACTTCAGCGGCCGCCCGGTGCAAATTGGAATAAAGGAATCACCATACTCACCATCAAAAGATGTATCGGCAAAATGCGTGATGGTAATATTCCTACGTGCCCGCTCTAACGCGTCACAAATTCTAACCCGCTTTACAAATTCGTCTAGCATGGAAAACAATCACTGTGGGTGTCTAGAAAATCTTCAGCAGATTTTGGCTTTGCTACTTCACACTTGCAATACGGGCACACCTTTGGAACTATATCACCAGTTGGTAGAAAATACGCGTTATCATCCGTATAGGTGAATTCATCCATCAGCCGGTATCTCCTGCGAATTCGGAAGCGTCTGAACTTACGGTGCGATCAGCCCTGGCAAACCAACCTAAGCGCTCAACGTTGCAACCCGGAACTGAACACTTGATACCGTGTATAGCTGGATAAGCTTCCTGCCAACTCATTTCAACCCATACGTGATCGTGAGTTTCAGTCATAGACGATACCATTCTGCTCTTCCTTGATGTCCTCGTATGGTGCAGCAACCTTGCGGTAGAATTCCATGTTGGCGCACGCCAGCATACCAACAACGTCGTTGATGTCGGCATAGCGCCACGTACCTTGAGCACCTGGATCTGGAATACGCTTTGGGCCGTAAACTTCACGAATCAAGCGGGAGATGGTGTAATTCATCTCACCATTGCGAGCATGAGTATGGTTGTGATTGTTCTTAATCTTCTCAGCTAGGGAGAGAATTTCAGCGTCTAACTCCCTGCGCTGTTCTTGGGTTATGTATGGCATTTATTTGCTCTGGTTTTGTGGGATCATGTAATCGACCGCGTGATGTGGCTCAGCGCGTTCGAGAGAAGCTTTGAAGAACATATAGCGATCAAAGTTAGCTTCGTGGGTATACTTTACCGTTTCCACGCACTTCTTGCAGTACGATGGGCGAACCAAGGACACGTAGTGAGTCTTCTTCTTTTCCTCTACATTACCGCAGAGCGAACAAAGGTAATAGTTGCCGGAGCGGCGGTTTCCATACTCATCGCGCTTGAGGATGCCCTTTGGCAAACCACCAAGATATGAATATAGCTCTTCAAATTCATTGAAGATGATCGTAGTTTCAGCTTGCATCCAGCCAGGGACTTCGGCGATGTCCTTGTACGTGTTGATGAGATAGACAGGAATGTCCTGCATAAACGCTTCATGCACTTCACTGGTTGTTCCAGCTCCCTTACGAACGCTTTCGTCGTACAGAATGATTACCGCGTCGGAATCATTTCGAACAAGCTTGATGTCCGCGTCGATGAAGTGCTTTCGAATGTTTGACTTGCGAAGTAGAAGTTCCTCGCTAGACACCAGATTTCGGTAGAGGTGCCCATGAGCGTCAGAATACGCGATGTCAAGGGCGGCGATGTCGATTGGATTAAACCCGAGAATTCGAAGTCGCTTTGAGCAAACTTCTCTCCAACCAGCTCCAAGATCTGCGGCAAATTGCATACCCCCGGAGAGGTAAACATTTCCATTGGGATAATACGGGTGATTGATCATGTTATTTTCTTATCAAGGCAAGAGGGATGAGTTATCTTAACTCACCCCCACCTAGAAGTACAATCGAATCAGATTATTCCGGTGTTACGGCTCTATCGATGCACTCACCTGCATTTTGGAGCATGTCTGCCGTGCGCTTGAATGGTGCCGTGTTGTTCATGGCAGAATCCGGAATAGTCACTACATCCGCAACTAGCATCACTGGCGTTACAGCTACAGACACTGCCGCCTTTGCTAGGTTAGATAGCATCTTAAACATGAAACCTCCCATTTTGAGATTATCTATTTATAAGCTAACTCAATATCTGTCATAACCATGATTTTCCAATAAATAACAGGATATCGCACAGGAGAAAATGACCAAATGGCATACATTCCCGTTGATCCAGAAATCAAACGAAGAAATTATTCATTGGCTGCGCTCAGAAGAGCGCAAGAAATAGATCCAGTTACAGGATTAAGAAAGTCTATTATCGCAGCTCGTAAAGCTGGAAAAACAAAAATATTACGCGGTACTGGAAAACTAGGCGCAGCAAAGGCGAATATAACCATGAATGAAGCTGTTGATGGTAAAACACGAAGACAACTGCTTATGGATAAACGAAGAGCCACTATGAGTGTTAAAGATGAAAATGGGTTAACCGGGTTTCAGAAGAATATGTTGGCCGTTGCTTCATCACGACGATTACCAGATGGCTCTTACAAAGGGATAGCAAAAACAGTTGAAACAAAGAGAAACACGATTGATGAAAATGGCAATGATCTATTCGTTCGCGCCGCTATCAACACTGCCATTACGCGTTTTGGGGTTTACGCTGGTTTAGAGGGCAAGAGCGATTTTCAAAAATATCAATATCAAGTAGACAAAGTTACTAATCGACAACCACTACACCTACTAGAAAATTTTGAAAAGAGAGGAGGATACGGATATTCAAATGATCCTTATCAGATCGATCATCAATATTCCGTAGTTTACGGATTCCTAAATAGTGTCCCACCTTACATAGTCGGGCATATATATGCAATCTAAAGATGCTGCCAGCTCGAGCCAATAATTCTAAAGGCTCGAGCTGCAGCATTACGTTAGAGGAACTTATTTCCCGCTGGCAAAGCTCTGTATCAACTGAGGGCAAGAGCTGTCAAATCCAACAAGATCAAGTGACCCCGGATCTTTTGGATCAGCGATAGTGAATGGGGTTCCAGTCATACCGCAGACAATCATTTTTGCAGCTGGGTTGTATTTGTTACGGTAACGAGCCAATGCTTCTACTGGCTGCATTTTGCCGGCCCATGTTTCATTATCGGTGAAAGTAACGAAGGCAGATATGCCACTGTATCCACGATCAAGCGCGTACAGCATCGGCAGCGAGCAGTCAGTACCACCACCTGACCAGCGGAGATTCTTCATCGCCTCAATAACAGTATCCAGGCGCATCGACGGAGAAATCTTCAAAGGCTTCGGAGTCTTGTCGAATCCGAACATCTCATAGTTGTTCTCACGCTTCGCGACGGCAAGAGCCATAACCGCTGATACTTCGGCTGGATACATACCCGGCGCGCCGGATACCTCACCACCGAACATTGAACCGGAGATGTCAAGACCAAACAGGTAACCCTCATTGGTCGTTGGGATGAAGTTGAACGCCTCGTAGAACGAATCATTCAACGCGTCAACAACCTGCGCCACCGGCTTCCACACCAAGCTACCCTTCAAGCCATGTCCAACAGAATATTGCTTCAGCGCGATTAGGAGCTGAAGTGGGTGAACGCGACCACCCTTTAGGGCCTCAGTGTCGGTAAGCTTATTGAGAACGACCGACATGTCCGAAGACAACGGCTTGATGACGCCGATGCTGGTCAGCTGACCAAGCTTGCGAATAAGAGCGGTCAGCCCCATGTTTGGGATCATCGCGGCCATGACCTTTGGATCCTTGAGATGCTCGGTCGAGATCATTTCCCAAGTGATGTCGTCGTTAGACTCGATCAACTTGATCGTTGTTTTCGCGTCGGCGGTCTTGAGCTTCTCGAAGTCAACGAGCAGCTGAGGAACCTCAGTGTTCGGTTCAAGTCCCTCGGCGCCCTTAACCGCGTAGCGGAACAGGGCAGACTGAACATCATTAGCCGGCTTGACGTGCGCGAGCCGTAGGACGTCGCGGTGCGCCCAGCCATCGCGAGACTGGTACTTCAAGAGCTGAACTGCCAGCTTGTCGACACCTCGGCCGGTGTACCACGCTGCAACACCGCGCTTTGCGGCTGCGTTCCACTTGCCAATTTCATCGAGCGCCGCGACGAACTGAAACAGGTGAGTGCCGATTCGGCAAACCTTCGGTAGAGCCGCGTAGGCGGCCTTAACGGTGTTTTCATCACCATGAATGGCGCAGAGCGCCAAGGCGAACACGGCAGGATCATTCTTCGGAGCGCGACCGCCAAGAGAGATTTCGGTGATGCGGTTAACGGTCTTTGTACCATCAAGCTTGATAGCCTTGAGAACGTTCGCACCGTTTTGCTTCGTGAGCGTCTTCGCTGAAGCGTAATACGTTGGTGTATCTGATCCGAGGATTAGGAAGCGATCGAGCTGTCCCCAAACGTCAAGTTGGAACGTAACTCCACCCGCGGAGTTTGCAACCATTTCGGCTTCACGACCAGGCAATGCCTGAGTCTGTGGTGTAACGGTCGTACGTGGATTAGTAGACATCGTGTTGATGTAGATTGAGTTCTTCTTAGCCATGATATGATCTCCTATAGCGGCTATCGTTGCTAGCGACGGCAAAATTTCAACGTGATCAACAAAATTCCCCAACAAATGTTGCAGTTGGGAACTTCGATAGTTTACATGATCCGAAAATCATGAGTCTAACCCGAAGGTTTCGAACAAATTACACGATGGGACTATTCCCATTGTGCCTACCTACACCGCTTGATTCGACTATGCGGTAATCTATCTGGTCATTCTAACCAGCAACTATCTGACGGTCAGTCAGCACTATCTGATTTTCTCTAACCAGCAACCATTCAAGAATTTGGTGGAACAGCCTTGACACCGTTTGCGCGTGCTGAACCCTGCAGGGGTAACAACACCCATCCACTAACGTACATGATTGTTAACCAAGCTGCTCCGGTGGAGGAACTTTGGTGATCACGTTGAGCAAAGAAATTTTAACTGCGAGAATTCAAATGGAGTGAAACAAATGATTGTTAATCGGGTAATGCAAGATAACCAATTAACTCCGGTTCCGTTGAACTCTTTAACTCGGAAATTGTAACATGCCGTAGGGCAAAAGTACAATTTATTTTCCGAAATTATGCGGAGGTATTTATCTCAGGAGCAACCTGATAAAGTATTCCAGGCGCGATGTAGATGCAATCTTCTGGGATTGGTCTCCTCTTGGGCGCGCGAGAAGCGTCGGTGCCATAGTAGTTGAAGCGATAGTTTTTACCATCCTTACCGAGTAGCTCAACCCACTCGTAAAATGCTGTTCCATCGAATGAGCCAATCGATTTTTCATCGGTTTTGATAATTTCCGCGGTCGGTATTGACCCACCAACGCGCTTGATGATTACGTCAGAGCGCCTGTTGAGAATTTCTTGCGCCTTGTTCGCGTCGGCAAGAAGGGCAGCGTAGTCGCCGCGGTAAAATACAAGCTGGAAAAATATGGTGACCATGATAATTCCGAGCTTCATCAGAAACCAAGTTAAAATTCCAGCTGCAACCATTGACATAATGGTCCACCCGAGCGTGCTACCGCATAGATAGACCGATGAAGCTGATGCGACAGCACCTATTACTAGCTTACCGACCGTTTGAAACATCAACATTCGTTCAAGCTTAGGTTCTAGTTTTTTATCGCTCACAATTTTCTCCAAAAAGAGCGGATGTTGATGGACTGCCGTCTAGGTGGTAGAGGATTTCATTTGAGCAATTACCATTCTCGCAGACCCAATAAAAGGTTACTGGAGCTGGCTCACGGTAAGATTGACTCAACCGCATCTCCACCTTACAATCCGGACAGATCATTGCTTGGTTAGCTGCGCTCGAAGACGTGACTTTTCATCAACGAAGGATAGCAAAAATTCCATTTGATCAGCGAGGATGTTTCGATTCGCGAGAATCAAATGCTCCGCGCGTGATGGAACGTACGGCGTGAAGAGCAGTTGCATGCCGGCTTCTTGCGGAGTTTTGTTGTCCTTGCGCTGGTTACAGCGCGCGCAGCACGACACAACATTCATCCACGTGTCCTTACCATCTTGGGCCTTCGGAATGATGTGGTCGCGCGTCAGCTTGGAGTCGCTGAACTGGTTGCCACAGTATCCGCAGAGATGGCGATCGCGCCGGAATAGCTCACGGTTGTTTAGAGCTGGCGGACGGTGCTTTCGCTTGCCAACGCTGCCCTTGACGGCCATGATTGAGGATGTAACGACTACGGTGCGTTCGCCAGTTTGCGCGCTGGTTCCACCGCGCACCACCGTTTCTACCTCACCGAGTTCCCAAGCTACCAGATTCTTCGCGTGATAGGTTACGGCCGTTTGCCACGTTATCCACTTGTTAGGTTGACCGGTGTTGTCAAGCTGCAATATTAGTGCCATGCCATTATTCCTTATGTCATACCATTCTAATCATCTTACCACTGTATCAGTAGTCTTATTACCAAGAGATCCACGATGATGGTATTCTCGTGTTCTTCATTAGCGGAAAGATATTCCAAACCCACGCTTATTCCATTAATCAGATCCAGTGTGACCGACATTTTCGTCTCCTCGCCAGATCCTGGATCTGGTGTGATTATATCATGCGGACCTGCATAAGTAAACCAATCAGGTCACTAGCTATTTACGATTGCGTCGTTCATCTTCAAGAAACTAAAAAGGGACTCCAACGTTGGAGTCCCTTGATTTGATTTGTAAGGGACTCCTTACTTAGATGCCTTTGTAACTGGACCAGCTGGAATTACCTTGGCCGGTGTTACTACAGCGTCAACTTGATTGGCTACTGGAGTAATTACCTTAACGACATCTGACGCTACGTTGTCTACTTCAGCTATAACTGGAGCTGCCTTTGGGAACATCTTAACAACTTTTGCTGAGACGAATGCCCAAATCTTTACCCAGAGTGGGGAAAAGACGGCGCCGAGAAATATACCGGCGTAGGTGTGTGCGTTGAATAGGCTGTCAAACATAAATGAAAGAACTGGTGTAACGAAGTTGAACATGTTAATCTCCTTGAAGAATTACTTATTTATTGAACCCGTGATTAGGGTCGAGGCGCACCGCGCATATAGTATGGTTCTTTTCGCTCTCTTGATTTCTTCCACACGTCGATCATTCTTTCGATCGCCTGCGCGTAAGTTTTCACTATTGATTTTACCGGATCACCAACAACCATTCTTGGTTTTGGCGATTTGATAAGCGCGTAATAATGCGCTCCATCTGATGATACTCGAACCTGACCATTTGGATAAACTATGTAGTATGAATTTGAAGCTGGGGTGTCGCCGAGGCTTTTGTCGATGGATTTAAATTCTGGGAAATCTAAACCATCGATTCTGGCAGCATCTACTATCTGTCTAGCTTTAGATTGATCTCCAGCCTTCAAGGCCTTCAAAGCTGCCTTTATGATTGAGTCCTTATCCTTGCTAATGTTTAGCTTTTTGAGCGGCATCTGCCGAGCAAAGTACAGTGAGCCATTGCGCTCGCGCGTTGGCTTACCCTCGTATTTCAACCCGATGTTTTCAGCTTGCTTGAAAATATCAGATTGCTTGATGATTGGTATCGCCTTTTGAACGTCGGCAAGAGTTGCATCACCGAGCGTCAACCAATCACGCGTTGACCCGCGGAGATGGCCTGTCTCTGGATGATAAATCGGCTTGCTGTTTGCGTTACCGAATGGCTTATCGATCTTTGCTTCGAGAAGCTCGTTAACCTTCATGGGCTATCCAAAAGTTACATCGTGCGGTGGCCGATCATTTTCTCCACCCTTAAACTTTTTAGCAAGCTGCACTAGATGATCAACGATTTCTTGCTTGTCGGTGCCGTGGCGATGATACACGGTAAGAGGTTCACACGTGCTACCTGAACAAGCATGCTCATATTTTTTCCAAACGTCGGCTGGAAGATCCTTCTTGTACTTCGAAACTTCTTCCTCTTCCATACCTATTTGACTGTGTGGATACTCGCCAGCAGATATATTCCAAAGCACCGCAACGTTGCCCCGCACCTTGCCATTTATCTGACTACCTTCCTTAATCGTAGTTTGGCCCATCTCGCGGGCGTCACCAAGCATGTCGATGATGATGCCGTGGGCTTCACTGTGATCCTTTTTATCAATTCCCTTTTCGGTCAACCACGCCTTAATCTTGCGGTTAAGCGCGGCATCGCTCATGCGTTCATTTTTCTTGAGCATCGCAGTTACGAAAGGGCGAACCTTTCGTTCAAGAGCGGCATATGCCCTTGCTTGAGGATCTGATTTACCTTCTACGAGGTCGTCCTCATAGCTCTCATTTTTGATGTCAGCTTTCTTGTTCTTGTCATCCTTCTTGGATGACTTAGCTATCTTACCAAATGGATCATTTCCACCCTTGACGATGCGGCGGCGCATTTCAGCTGGGTCTACTTGTCCCTTCATGGAATCCAGGTCCATAAGTTCGTTAAGCTTCATTTGATAATCTCCAAACTTGAGAGTACGACTGATTGATCTATTTATCAGATCGCCGATGGAGGTTGAGTTTAACCGTGAAGTCGGTTTCGCTCGGTCACTATGTCGGTGAGCTTAGTGATCGTATTTTCATGATTGGTGTAGTAGTGAAGTAGACCGATGCCAAACCCATCATTTATCCACTGCTGAATGTTGTCAGATCGATCATCAATCAGAATGTCAGCTGGCTTTGCAAACTTCCACTTGTCGGCGGAGAATGGACCGATGTTGACCTTCACTCTCGGATCAATGTGACGGGCAACCCAATCTCGCTTATTCTGTTCAGCCTCGGTGATAAACGTGCGGCGCGGAATCGCAGTGAGGATTTCTACGTTGGCGCCGAATGACATTATGTGATTCCAAAGCTGGTGGGCGTACGCGGTGGGTTCTAGGTTGAGGTACAGCTGTGGCACTCCCTTGAGGAAATTCCACATTTCAGCATCTTCCTGCGCGAGGTTTTTAACCTGGTGTTGGAATGTTCTACCAACGTTTTCGAGAACAAACTTATCGAAATCTGCGAGCACGCCGTCCAAATCTACGTAGATCGTGTTTACAGCTGGATCGAACGTTCTTCTCATTGCTTAGTCCGCGGTATAAGTAGATGGCTGATGTTAACGCGCTTGGTCTGCTGGGTGGGGCGCGCTGCGTGTTTCTTCGCTTTAGATGAAGAGATTACTTGAGTTGCGAGAAGTCCATCTCGCTTTTTCTTCTGAACTGGATTCATTATCCGACAACTAGGGTTTCACCCTGCGGGGTAACTGACTTCGGTTCCTGCTTGGCCTTCCACTGCTTGAAAAGGCGATCAGCTTCCGCCCTAACGCGCTCATCCCGAACTACGGCTTCTTGCCGGCGGTGTTCGAAAGTTCCCCTACGCTTAGCTTCTCCCATCTTAGTTTTCCTCTATGTGATTGAGTATTATATCCTGCTTCAATGCGAAAGTAAACGACGCGCCGCCTGAACGATTTTAACCTGTGATTTTCGTCCTTCAGCTTCAAACTGCCGCGCGGTCATCCAATGCGTAGAACCGGTTTCACTACACGGTTCTGAAAAATCTTTCTTCTTGCGAATTTCACCGATGTAGACCGTCATGACATAGGCCGACTTATTGCCTTCAATCTTACCTTTCCACGCCAGCTTGACTGTACCTGGAATTATGTTTGAAGATTTCAATCCCAATTCTTCTGATGCTTCCCTAATCGCTGCCGCCTTTACGCTCTCACCGGGATCAACGTGACCCTTAGCGATGGCTGGCTGTGGACCACCAAATTTAGAATCTGATGGAACCATGAAATAGAAAAGCGGCTTATCATCTTCGTATATGTAGGGGATAAATCCGGCTTTTTCTAGTGGCATTGCGATTTCCAATAGCTTCATATCAGGCCGAAAAAGATGAACCACATCCGCACGTTGATTTTGCGGCTGGGTTTCTGAAAACAAATCGTGAGCTGAAATTTTCTTCGATGTAATCGAATTCAGCGTTATCGAGATACGTCATGGAGATTGGATCTATGTAGATCCGCGTGCCGTCCTTTACGATTACCACATCATCCTCTTCTTCAAGCGAGAGAGTAAAATCATATTGGAAACCAGAGCATCCACCACCAACTACCGCGATTCTAAATCCATCAGCTATGTCGGGGTTCGCGCTAACGTGCTCGTTTATTTTCTTAGCTGCTGCTTCTGTAATCTTCATGCTATTTGCCACTCATAATCTTCTTGTATCCAGTTATGACAGCCGGAAAATCTAGGAAAATCGTTAAAAAAATCATCACCATTTTCCAAAACAAGCTGCCATCCATATTCACTACCATAAAATTTATCTACTGTGGCGGGTGAGAATGGCTCGGTTTTTCCATCCTTAATCCAGTATTTTTGAAATCTTGATAGCCCAACGCCATTTATCAGCTGATAGGTATCGTCCGAATGAACCTTTCCAAGCAGCAGCTTATCGCGACCTTCCCGAGATTTAAAGAACCAAAGAAGCTTGGAGAATATTTTTTGCCGGCGATAATCCTTATTCACCCATACGTTGTCGACAATAGATCCATATTTTCCATCTTCCAACGACGCACATGCAACCAGCTTGTCACCATCCCAAACAGAGTAAACAAGCTTATCCTTTCTAACTATTAACTGACCGATATCGCCTACGTGTTCAGCTTTTAGCCATTGCTCTCGGTTTTTATCTGCAAAATCTTGGGCTGATTTTTCAAGGTTGCCAGCGCGTAATGGCATCTCATAGAGATCAGAAAGTTTCATCAGCAGTCCTGAAGCTTGTACCACAGCGCTTCGATGATTTTATCGGAAACTTGATCTGGGTGATCTTGACTGTAATCTACACCATCGCGAATGTCGTGCGTTTCTGGTTGTGAGCGCCAACGGAGTGTTAGCGGGCTGAGGTGCCAGAGAGAATACGTATTTCGGATCCATTGACCAAGAGAGTGGTGGAGAGATCTTGCTTCACGCAATGTACCATTGGCAATGTAAACCTTATCTTCTGCAGATAGCTTTGTTGTGATGTCAGCAACTATCTCGTCAATGTTGTCAAGTGGCACAATGCTTATAGGTTTTTCTATCATGTTTATTTCCTATACGTGGCAGAGATGGAGAGAATCGAACTCCCGTCATCGGTTTTCCTAAAAACTCTCTTTAGGAAAGTGCTTAGGAGACCGGGGTAATACCATTATACGACATCTCTATGCGATATTAATCCTCGTGTCCCAAAAGATATTCCACGTCGTTGCCTTTACCGGTGTAGTTTGTAACTAGGCGGCGGATGTCCTTTGGATCTCCGGTAAACTTCCACTCTGGCCAGCCTCCGCGGCCGCCGGTGTTAAGCTTCTTAGCCGTGCAGTTAAATTTTTTGGCCCACTTGATGGTGTCCTCATCGGTTCCCATCTTGTGCCCACCACCCTGAACCGCAATGTCCAGGATTACGCTTGAAGGATCTTTCTTTTCAGCTTTCTTAGCTTCAACGAGATTGAACTCACAGCATAAGCTCTCTTCAGCTTCCTTAACCTTGTACGCCTTCTTGATCGTTGCTAGGGCGGCGGCGGATAATCCATCGCCAGTTTCACCGTAGCGCTTCTTTAGGACGGGGTGCTTGGTGTCGATGATGGTGTGGGTAAGATTCTTACCGTAGTATGTACCGCTTGGTACCTTCTTGACGTGGATGTCGTAGTCACCATCATTCTTCTTGGCTTCTGAAACAGATTCTTTAACCTTGTCAGCTGGATCCTTACCAACCATCACCCGGATTTCCCACATGAAATGCTCAATCTTCAGCGCTAGGCTGGTAGCGAGCGCGATGGTTCCAGCATCAACCACTTCGGTGGCCATGTGAAATATGCGGCGCGCCAAATCACTAACTATCTCATAGTCAGCTAGAAGCTCCTTCACCATTTCTGGGAACGATGTTACCAGCTTCTCAGCGTCCTTAATTCTTGACTTGCTAGAAACGTCGGCTAGCGCGTAGTTGGCCATCGCGTCGATCGACCGAACCCGCTCGGCAACCTCGTATGATTCCTTGTGGAGATAGTCGATGGTGAGATTCAAGAATGAGTGAAATTCGTAGAAGCTTTCTTCAACAACGTTGAATGAAAAGCCGCGGGTCTTGATGCAGAGCATGTCCAAGGTCGCCTGCAGAGCTTGCAGGTGCTCGACTATGTTTTGACCTATTTTTGGGAGTGGCTCATGCTTCTTCGGAGCGGCGGGCATTTGTTCGGCGGCATCTTCCTTAAGCTTCCCACCCTTGCGGATAAGGCTGTCAGCCATCGCGTTGTTAAGTTCTTTCTTGTTGAATACGATGTCGAGGTTTACAAAATTCTTACCCTGCATTCCTTGCTCTGAATAACCAATGCTCTTAACATACTTCATAGCTGGAACTGAGTGAAGCAGCGCCTTCAGGTGCTTCTCGAATGTTCTATCGGTGTAGATCATTCCGCCGAGGATGGTTGGATTTCCTTTCTCATCCTTACCCTTGACACCGCCGGCGTGGTAACCATCTAGGTGAATGTCAATGTTACCCCATTCCGGTTCACCATCATCCATTGGACCAAGGTGGCCAACAACGCGCTTGATGCGGTAGGATTGAACCTCATGGTGATCACCCCAAAGTCCTCTGCCGTTAGGTCCAAAAGCGGTAATCTTTTTACCGACCAGCGCTTTGCTCAAGCGATCGATAACTTCTTTAGGACCGGATGGTGGAGCATCCTCGTTGAGGGCGACAACGGTTTTCAAAATGTTCATGGAGATACCTTTAGTGGATGGACCTGTACCCTATTTATTCCATATTCTAACATGCATAGGGTTACCAGTACAATTTCAGGTTAACGATCGTAGTTTGGATATTCTCGAAGAACGGTCTTCCACGTTTCCAGGCTTTCTAGAAAGGTTTCCTGTCTTTTGCGGAGGTGCGCTATCTGCTCCTTCAGTCCTGGAGACGGTTCCAGCTTGTTCTTCCTTAGCTCTGCAGCTTCCCGCAGCGCTTGGCTTAAGCTGTCTCCAATCTCCAGCAGCTTATCCTCGATCATTTCAATCTGGTCAAAATGCATCCATGAATTGATCAAGGAATTTGGACGGCGATAGCCCTTCGGTGTTTGGTATCTCAACTATCTCGACACCATTCCACCGCAGCAGGTTTGTGACTCCAGATATCCAAAATGGTTCGTATTGCATGTTATCTCCAAAGCAGTTGAAAGTTTCCAGCCATCACCTTGTCGGTTTGCGCCTGCTTTCCGGTGTTGTGATCCTTGACGATATTGTCTTGGAAGCGGTAGGTGCGGATCTTGTCACCCCGCTCTCCGGAACCCATCTGAGTTTTCCTATCCATTGATAGTGCTTGATGGGCTGCTCCGGAGAGCTGAGCGTTTAGACGTTCAAGGATATTTACCTTCGCTTCCTTCAAGGAATTTTCTCGGCTCCTACATTGTGCGGTGGCAACCGTCCCAGTTGGGGTATGAAATATTCGGCAAGAATTTTGGTGCTTGTTACGGTGTTGTCCACCAGAACCGGTACCAGAGTACCACTCTATCCTGAAGTCACGTTCGTTGAACTCAATCAGCTTAGCTTCTTGCGGGTTGATGATGGCGACGGTAACGGTAGAGGTGTGGGTGCGACCAGAACGTTCGGTTGGTGGAACCCGCTGGATTCGATGACCACCAGCTTCTTGGTGAAGCGCTGAGAGATCCTGTCCATCAACCTCGATTGTCAGCGAATCGATGCGGCGGTGGAGTCAGCCGACTCGGGTGAGATACTTTACGTATGCGTTGGCAAGATCTTGCGCGAAGAGCTTGCTATCTGTGCCGCCTTCGGCAGATTTAATTTCTATAATGCGCTTCATCTTATGCTCCTTTTCCTATTCTAACCCTAACATTTTTCAATTTTGCTAAAACAGCCGCCGCATATCTGTGGTGGCCATTATGCAAATAATATACCTTTCCAGGCTTCGGTGGAAATGTCTTTTTCCAGCTCTTAGAAGTATCTGCTATCCTAGAAACTTCCAGAGCATGCTTTATTCCAATACCATTTTTGATGTCATCATAAATTCGCGGCACGGTATTCTTTTCACCATCGACATATGCTAAAAGCCTATCATCAATAGGTACCTGCCAATCTTCTGTCGGTTGTATCTGTGATAGAGGAACCGATGCGTATTTTGACTCGAATAAATCTTGAAGTTTCATTGTATGATAGTTCGCTTGCCAACGATGTCACCGGTGGCGGTGTTTCTTATCACTACCGTCTGCGCTGACGGCTTTCTACTGAGCGCCTTGCTCAAATCCTTCTTGCTGTACCTGTTAAGGAGCTTAAGTGGTTTGGCGCTCCACACATCCGAAACATAATCGCGTTCAAGTAATTCTGCTACTTTCATTCAAATCCCACGCAATGAAAATGGTCTAGGATAGTATTTATCGCTAGACCACGATGTTGGTGCTCTCCGTAGGAATCGGACCTACCACATCCTGCGTGTCATGCAGGCATTCTACCACTGAATTAGGAGAGCAGCGTCTTTCCGCTTAGATGATCCATTTCATGCTGAATGCACGCGGCGTGGAGACCGGTTGCTTCAACCTCAAATATCTTACCGTCAACCCCAAACGCGTTCACTATAATCTTAGCGCTGCGGGTCATGTCGACGAACGTACCTGGAAGACTGAGACAGCCTTCGTTGATCGTTTGAGTTTCTGGAGATCTCCACGTGATAACCGGATTGATGAAGATGTAGCTGGCACCGTTGATGCTCATGATGAACAGCTGCTTGTCAACACCTACCTGAATTGCCGACAGACCGATACCACCAGCTTCGTTCATGGTAATGAACATGTTGTTGATTAGCTCGATAGTGCCGTCATTAATCTCTTCGATTGGATGGCTTATCTTGCTAAGAGTTGGATCTGGATGTAGAAGTATTTTCATAGTACTTTTATTTACTTGTTGGTGCCGCAGGAGTGAATCGAACACTCGTTTTGATCCTTACCAAGGATCTGTATTACCAATATACGACAACGGCTTAAATGGCGCCCTCGAGAGGAATCGAACCTCCACCTACTGGTTTAGAAGACCTGTGGCCGTATCCACCGGCGAGGGCAAAATTATTTTGGCGATCTTGCGCGCTTGAAGTAGGCGAGCATCTTTTCCATCGCCGCCTCGTATGTTTTGAGCAGCGATTTTACCGGATCACCCGCGATAATAGTTGGTCTAAGCGAAGCTACCAGCTGATGTTTTAGTCGACCATATCCACCATACCCCATTAACGGCTTCATGTGACGGAGCTGACCGTTGCCATACACTTGATATGAACCCGGTTCGTCTTTAACGCTAAAGTTGAAGGTGCCATTCTTCTTTTGCTGTGGGGTGGATATATCCGTCATTCCCGCGTGTATGAGATCCAAATACTGCTTCGAACTGCTGATTTCACGGTGCGCGGTGGCGACATCTTTATCGCTGACGCCCATAAGCTTGTGCCAATCTTTTACTCTACCCTGAAGTGATCTGCTCTTTTCATTGTAGCTTGGTTCATGGGTTGCATTTCCTGCTACGCCTCTACCTATGCTCTTCTCAACAGAATCAAATTCGGGATAATCTATTCCTTTGTCTCTAGCGAGCGCTACAACCTTTTTAGCATAATCGTAGCGACCATCCTTAACTTTAGTAAGAATGTGCTTGATGAGTTCATCCTTGTTACCTTTCAACTTGCGCAGCTGATTAGACGGTGAATTAGGATCACTTGCTTCTAGTAACTCGTAAATCTTCATAGCGTACTCCAGGTCGATGAGTTATTTAGAGATATTTGGCATGGGTGGAGGGATTCGAACCCCATCGAAGCGTTTGGAGCGCAGCCGGTTAGCCAATTACCTGACACACCCATATTAATTTGGCTGGCACTACTGGGATCGAACCAGTCTCGTTCCGCATTAACAGTGCGGCGCACTCACCCTGAACGCTAAGTGCCAATAATTTGGAGTCCCGTGCCGGAATCAAACCAGCGTCTACAAGGTTGCAACTTGTCGTCTTATCATTGGACGAACGGGACGTTATTCAAAATGTTTGAGACAGATTATCTTTGGCGCAAGAGTTTCTTGAATGAAGCTCTCACCATCTGGCTCTTCATCAAATCGCTTGAAATCTTTTGTCGATGGCTTCTTGCCAGACCAATATTGCTCACAGATGTATTTGACATCTGGATTTGAAAGCTCCCTAGAAACTTTCACCGTGTATCCGTGCCCGGATTTATACCCAACCATCATGGGCAATCCAGTAAGAAGACCTATCCAGCCAATGTAGTGGGAGCTTGTTTTACCAACGGCTTGAACCTTATAGGTATTCCCTCTACCAAATTGCTCAGCACCTTGGCGCGTATTTGCAAGAAAGAAAGATGTCAATCTGCTTAAAGCTCCAGCTGGACGGAAGTATTCCAGAAGTTTCTCATAATCACCAAAGTGGTGCTTCTGCTTAGCCTTCCACGCTATCACCTTACCAAGGGGCAGATCGCTTTGGCTGGCGTGCCAGTATATTCTTGTATCCTCGAATAGTTCGTATGCTTTCATGCAGCTATTTACTTGAATGTGGCCTCCCTAAGAGGAGTCGAACCTCTGCTTAGGCCTTCGCACGACCTCGTGATATCCAGCTTCACTATAGGGAGAAATTGGTGCCTCAGAATGGATTCGAACCATCGTCTTCCACGTTTCCGGGTGGACGCTCTACCGACGTGGATTTATTTTGCGCACCACTCTAAGCTACTTCGGCATTTTGGTGGTACCCTCGGCAGGACTCGAACCCGCATCTTTCTACGTTCGAAGCGTAGCACCTATCCTTTAGGCTACGAGGGCATAATTTGGATCACCGACCTGGGATCGAACCAGGACTCTTTCGTTTCAGAGACGAAGGTTTTGCCAGTTAAACTATCGGTGAATAAACTTGGCGCCTCGGGTTGGATTCGAACCAACGACGCGGTGCTGTTGGGCACCCGCTCTACCGGCGCTGGGTTTTGACCAGCTCTGAGCTACCTCGGCGATAATTTGGTTCGGGGACTTGGGTACGATCCAAGATTTCTGAGTTCAAAGCTCAATGTCCTGCCAGTTAGACGATCCCCGAATAACGTGTTGAATTAGCGCATGCTTTACAACACGATTTGATATTTTTGACAAATTGCATAAGCGACAAGCTGTTATTACATTTTGGATTTCTGCATTTAGGTTGAATATCATTGTAGAGTTCAGCTTTAGTAATGTGTTTTATTTTTGGAATTTTAATTGTTCTACCCAACATATATCCACGTTCAAGATATTCATGTATCTGATCTTTTCTAATTTTGACAGCTTTTATTCCATCAGTTATCCAAATTTTTCCAAAATTGGAATTATTTTCACCTTGTTGATGCTTACGTTTTCTCATCGTAAGTTTTCGTTTATGGTTAGATTTTTTGGATCTGGCCGCTTCAACTGCTGCTGAATTATCACTACCTTTTAACGATTTGCTAATATTAGCTTTCCATTCAACACTAAATATTTTACCTGTGTTTCCTTTAGATTTTGCTCGTCTCAATTTTCCTAATCGAGACCATTCCTCGGCGGTTCGATTTTTATTGATATGATCAAACCCACCGTTTCCTCCGCGTCTTAGGTTATAGACATCGGGTCGAGCTAGAAAATCATCATCTACAATTTCTTTCTCTCGCGCATACATAGCTTCTGCATTCTCAAAATACTCAAGTATGACTTTTGTAAAGTTATCTAAGCCGTGCTTTTTAATTGCGTGCTTGATAATCTTCCCGGATCCCATGTAACCATCATCTATGTTAGAGGTTTTATGATACCCGACGTAGATTTTTCCATTCACGTTATTCGTGATTTTGTAGAGATAATAGAACATTTGTCCTCCTTATCTCTACTTATAGAAAATCCACTTTGTGTCGTGGCGGCAGGAGTTGAACCTGCTTGGGACGGCTTATGAAACCGGTGCATGACCGTTCTGCCACGCCACGAATTTGATAGGATACCTAGGAGTCGAACCTAGCGAGCGATGCCTCTTACGAGGTTGCAGCATACCGTGGCAGTCTCACGCAATATCCTAAAATTTGGTACCACCAGCAGGAATCGGACCCGCGTATTCCGGTAATCGGCCAGACGTTCTACCATTGAACTATGGTGGTATAATCTAATTGACAACAAAGGCCTTGCGGCATTGCGGTTGAGGATGTTTATCTTGGATGGATAACCCTCGGTCGCGAGTCGGTTGTCAAATTTGGTGGCGCTCCATGTGGGTTACGATCCCACCTATCCGCTTTGAGAGAGCGGTAACCTCACCAGAAGTCTAATGGAGCATAAATAAGAATTGTCTTTAAACGAATTTAGGAGAATAAAATGTTGACAGTAACCGGCACTCTAGATTCTGCTCACGCGGCATCACCAGTCAACCTTGCAGGTACATACGCTAACGGCACTCTTGGTGTTGGAGCTACCCTAACCTCATCCACGCAAACGGCGCTGGTTGTTGATGGATTCGCGGCAAGCGCGAATGATCGCATTCTCCTAACCAACCAGCTTGATCCTACTCAAAATGGTGTCTACGTTGTCACCAATCCTGGTTCAGTTTCAGCTAGCTGGGTTCTTACCCGCGCGGTTGACTTTGACAACCATGTTGCAGCTCAAGTTAAGCTTGGCATCTTTATCTTCGTAGTCAACGGCACCGTTAATGGTAACTCAAGCTGGCTAGTGACGATGGCTGGAACTGGTAGCGGTGGAGCCATTATCATTGGAACTGATCCAATCGTATTCACAGAATCCAATACCGTTCTCTACACGTTCCTTCCTACCGCCAACGTATTCGTTGTACAAGCTGCCACGTTTGGCGTCGGTAAGGGAGTCGTAACGTCGGTGTCAATGGCTCAAGCGTCTCCAACCGTAACCACCGTATCATATTTGATTTCTTACTTGAATCCAGCAAGAACTGCCGCTCAAGTAGATTCAACGATGGTATTTGCTACGCTAGAAGCGGCGCTTGCATTTTACGCGACTGTTGTTTCGTAATGGCTTATTGGGCAGCAAACCGTCGCGCCCTTGGGTTGGATAAACCGAAGCCACGTGTTAATTGTCAAAACCCCGGCTGCAAGAAGCAGCTTGCGGTTGGACGAGCGTATTGCTGGTTATGCGCGCTGTTTGGCGGTCAACGTAAGATCCGTTAATAGTGGCGATCCCTGCGAGACTCGGACTCGCTTTACCGCGTAGACAGCGCAGTGTAATACCCATATACCAAGGGACCGTTGAATTGGCTCCGGGTGAGAGGATCGAACTCCCGACAACCTCGTTAACAGCGAGGGGCTACTACCGCTGAGCTAACCCGGAATAAAATTTGGTGCCGCCTCTCGGTTACGCTCCGAGCTATCGGGCTCTTCAGGCCCACGCTTTCACTAGATTAGCTTAAGCGGCATTTGTTTGGTGGTGATTGTTACGATTCGAACGTAATCTTCGCCTTTATGAGTGGATAACCAATCACTGACGGTTGGGTCACAACAAAATTTGCGATCGATGTTTTCGCGTGCTGCCATTACACTACATCACCATTTGTTTGGTAGGACCGGAGAATTTCGAAATCTCGACCTTGGCCTTAAAAGGGCCCTGCTCTCGCCTCTGAGCTACGATCCCAAAATTTGGCTCCCTGGGAAGGTCTTTCACCTCCACCACGCGTATACGCGCTATTCTAGTAGTTAAACTACCAGGGAATATTTGGCTCCCTGGGAAGGTCTTTCACCTCCATCTCCGGCCGTAAATGCCGGGCTTTGTTTAAGCTACAAGGGAATATTGGTGGGTTGTGAGAATTTTGAAATCTCGACCGTCCGGGTAAGAACCGGATGCTCTGCCTCTGAGCTAACAACCCGTAATTTGGTCAGGAATGTTGGAATCGAACCAACAACCTCTCGGTGCTTTCGGCAACCGAGTGCTCTCTCGTATCTCCAATGAGCTAATTCCTGAAATTGGCGAACCGTATGGGGAACGATCCCATCTGGCCAGCTTGAAAGGCTGGTGATCTCACCAGAAATCGAACGGTTCAAACGTGAATTGAGTGGAGAGGGAATCGAACCCTTCGACTTGACCGTCGTCACAGAACCATTCTAAACTTGGAATCGAACCAAGATAAGTCGCCATTACACTCAAACTTGGTGCCCACGCGGTGAATCGAACACCGGCCTACTGCTTACGAAACAGTCAGACTACCACTATCCTAAGCGGGCTAAAATTGGGGTGTTTAGAGGGGATCGAACCCTCACCACAAGGATCACAACCTTGGATGCAAGACCACTACACCATAAACACCATAGAAAATCCAGAGGGGTGACTGACCGGTACTGACCCGGCTTGGTCACGGTCACAGCGTGAGGCATTACCTTTATGCTACAGCCACTCCTATGGATTCTCATAATCAGAAGAACGGCGGCGTAGAGCCCAGAAAGGGTTGCGCCGCGTTCAGTTTTGAGATTCCCGATGGGAATCTCTTTTACCAAATTCTTGCCTTTATCGCACTCCGCTGGCTAAAGACTACTCGCCAGTATCATCGCGGTCCGACTTGGTTGATCACCCAGCAAGCCTTGAAGCTGGGTTGGAGCCGTCTCCAAAAACGAACTGAGGGAGCTTTTTGGCTCCCTCAGTTTTCGAAACTTTTGTTTGTACTTTTACAAACCTTCGTACTCGTCACTGAGGGCAATTTGCGTATTATCATGTTGCTTTCTTTCAAAGCGCACGATGGTACGCTGGCAATTTTGCCAGGTCTTGACCATAATGTGTTTGAATGAAGAGGTGAACATTAAAAATAATCCTCAGTTAGGTTATCGCTGACTGCTCAGCGCGAAACTATTTATACGGAAACAAAAAACTTTGGAATCAGAACTAACAGTTCTAATCGAGAAAGAAAATAATACCACAAAGCAAATCAAAAGTAAACAGTTATTTTTCACAGGTTAGTTGAGGTGAATTTCTTTAGAAAGAAGCTTATGAACGGCCGCCACTCCGTAATCGTCAAATAGTTTACGAAGTTCCTTTGACGCTTCTGGTGATCCATAGGAATGCATCATGTCAGTGGTCGCAACCGAATCCATAATCAATTCATTGTCTGCATCTTCACCAAGCGCGTCGAGGAGATCATGACCAATAGCGTTCCATGCCATCATGATACCACGACGAAGCTCCTTCGAAATCATATCCTTGGACAACTTGGACTTGACAGCCTCATCAATTGATTCTTCCTCGTCATCTTCTGGTTTTTCTGGAGTTGATGTTGGAACTGGAGCTGGTGGCTTCTTGGCACCGATTTTATCGGCAGGTGGATTAAGGTTGTCTACAAGCTGGTGAGGAGTAATCTTTTTCTTTTTCTTAAGATTCTTGATGAGTGAGGTTGGATCCTCTCCAGTTTCAAACTCAACCATATCTTCGGCGCTCTGTCCCTGCAGCGCGGCTCGCAAGCTCCACGCTCCGGTCTTTGGGTTGATAACGTATTGAAGCGTAATGTCCATGCCGCCGATTTTCTCGTCTTTGGTAAGAAGTGTTACTGGTCGAGTTGCTCCAAAAGCAAACATCTCCTTCTTGGATTTCTTGAAACCTTCGGCTTGAGAGACAGAACCGACGTCCTCCTGTGGGGAGGGGGTTGCTTCGGCTGCGTTCTTATCAGCCTCAAGCTCATCATCCTTAGCTTCTGGTGCGTCAACGTCGGTCTCATCTGCCTCTTTAAGCTGCTTAAGCTTAGTCATCATCTCATCGTATGTGTCTACACCTAATTCTGAGAAAATTTCATCAGCGAGATGAGCAAATAAATCTGTGTGCCTACTAGCAAGCTTCGACCAATCCTTCTCGAAATCATCCTTACCACCGAGAGCTGCCGCCTTTAGACCATTGCCAATTCGGGTTAGGTATTCTGGATTTATGTCGGTTGGACCAGCTTGACCGAGAGCGTTTGAATTTGCCATCTTAACCGTCTTGGCTATCGCTTTGACGATAGCATTGTACAGCTTGCGCTGCTCAGCTGAAACCTCTGTTTTAGCCTTATGTATCTCGTGTAGTTTCATTTTAGAAGTTCACCATGTCGCAAATTAGTTGGGTTGTTTCACCATGCCTAACGAAGGAATCGGCGAAGGCAAGGCATACCTGAAGGCGGCTCGTAACGTGATCGTAGTCGACAGTATTGTCAAAGTTGTTTGGACGGCTAGCAACTATCTTACAGAGACGGCGGATCTCACGGTGAAACCAGTGAATATCCTGGGCACGGTAAGCCGTGTTCAAATCATCGGTGATCGTCTTGTTGTACGGCTTACAGTTGATCATCTCGTCTTCCTCGTAAACGAGTATTTATCATCGGTCAGCTAATAATCTCTCCCACTTCGAATTCTTGTGATCCAAGCTTCGCGCCAGCTGAAGCACGATCTCTTCATCAAAAATCTCTGGTTTTGTCTTTACCAGTATGGTTATCGCGCACTGGATTACATCCGCAACCTCGCCGATAAGTTCTTCCTTCATCGTTTTGTGCGGGAGGTATCCCTCAAGGTGGTTAACGGCCTCGGCCAGCTCACCGACCTCTTCAACAAGCTTCAAGCTGATGTTAGCAAGTGGTTTTCGCTCCTTACGAGCGAGCCGGATAGTTTGAAGCAGGATGTTTGTTTCGTACGTCATAAGCGTTCCGGATTATTTCTCAAATAATCCGTAATCAGCTGCCAGTCGGTATGCGGATCAAATCCCGCCTTATCATCGAGAAGAACGCTAAAATAGAATTTCTTCTCGAAGTTGCCGGTGGCCGTGCTTTTAATCTCGGGATTCTCGTTGAAATAGCAGATTCTAATTCCATGTTCAAGCTGGAAGAAGTCAATGATGTCGGCGTGCTCGTTGGGATGAGCGGATGACCAAAGAATTATCTTTGATTCCGGTCGAAGGCTGATGGCGCGCAAACCATGGATGACGCCGTCATGGATGAACTCGTAGCTGCCGCGGGCATAGTTGCTTGGAAAGCAGACACCGTGAAGATCGATCGCCCAATACACTGAATCCCATCCGCGCTCCCTGGCGGTCTTATACGCTCGCTTGATCGCGTCGATTATCATACAGCGTCCTCCAATGCCATCACCAATTTCTGAACATCGCACTTGTAGAAACCGGCGTTGGCGGCGCATCCAAGCTCTACAATTCCAAGCTCATCTCCAGTAACGTAGGTATCAAGCACGAACGCTCTTGCCGGCGAAAAGATGCCCGCCATTCGATTTGCGAAGTCGACGATGTAGTCATCAGCTCCCGCCTGCTGATTTGATCGTCCATTCAGCTTGTAGCGGCTGCTTGTCACCACCTTTCCATCTACGATAAAGTGTCGATGTTCCTGGCCCACCTTCTTGGGCGTGGTGTAGATGATCTCTGTATCTGGCTTAACTTGCTCGTTGTCACCAACCAAAATACCAGCCTTCCAGATGATAAATTCTTCCATCGTCATCACCTGTCCATTGAAGGACTTATTGTCCAGCTGTGGTCGAATGAATACATCGGACCATCTTGGATCTGGGAAGGCGTGAGCTGCGGTGCAGAAAACAGCGTCGCTGTTTAGGAGGTACGGCTTGAGGTGTGGGAACCAAACGCGATAGTCAAAGTTGTCATTGAGATATCCTCCAGGTTCCCAACCACGCTCTCGCGCTATCTTGGAGAGCATAACGGAACCGTTGGTGATAATCGGATTAGTCGCGGTAACTTCTGGAATCAGTTCGTGCGAGAATGGAACAATCTTGACCACCTGAAATGGGATGCCCATCTTTTCCAAGATGTCAAGAAGAACTTCACGTCCGTTTTCCTGAAAGAGATCCTCTTGAATTACCCAATGCATGTTTAATCCAAGAACTTGTGTTGACCTTCATACTCAAGGCCGTGATCTTCTGCCAGCTCGATCATGTACTGCCGGCATTCTTCCTCATCGTCAAATTCTCGACGCGAGGCAAGATCCCAATCGTCAGCTTCATAGTCGCGTACCTGCGCTATGGAAAGCTTACGACGATTTCCGGATGGGTAAATTACTCTCCAGCTAAGCATTACTATCTCCCACCTGCTTGCGCTCATGATCTTCGATGATATCCGCCATGCGTCGAAGCGCCTTAGCGATTGAATCGAATTTTTCTCGCTTGGAGATACCGTTGAGATCTTTACCGCTTATGACGTGGTGATAATTACCTGATGACTCTAACCACGCGATAGGATCCGTCCTAATGATTCCGACACCATCTTTCCAGTGGTACGTGGCGTAGAAGAAATGATCGATTGGATACCATTTCCAGCCGCCAAATTCATCTTCGACTTGTGTCCAGAATTGGTCGTGCTCAACTTCACTCATCTGATTCTTCCTCTGGTTCTACTTCGCGCTCGATTACTTCTACACCCAGCATTTCGCAGAGTTCACGGGCAAACGTAACGTGACCATCATGATATCCAGCTTCATAGGTATTTTCCTCACCATCTGGTATCAGCGGCGTTTGAGCCATCTCTACGATGGTGTCAAACAGCGACAGCTTTTGAGCGCAGGTGCCAGCCGCGCACGCATCACAGTTAGTCATCGTAAAACTCCATAGTGACCCATGATTTGAGACACAAAGTACAGCGCGATGATTCCAGCGCCTAAGATCTTTTTCCACTTCATCACCACCTTGAAGTGGGTAAGGGCAAGCTGCTGCGCCTCGCGATCACCAAGTCGCGGGCCAGAATAATCCAATATTACGTCGATGTACTCTCCATGCGGATAATACATGCGGCCCTGATGCTCCCACTTTTCGAACAACATCGGATAGAACATCCAGAGGATGGTCAGGGCGCCCTGAATTGTTATGAGAAACCAAAAGTTCATCGTGCAAGTCCATTTTGAATAAATGATCGCCCAGCTCGCCAGTGCTTCGTTGTCTGGACGTGACCCTTGCGGACAAACTTTGCAACGCTTCTGCGGAATTGAGAATATGGAAAGCTGTGAGCGACTCGAACGATGTAACCTTCGTTGTTCTCCCACTTCAGATATCTTTCAAGGTTGCGGATGTTTGCGGTATCCCAAAAATCGTTGTAAAGCACCGGCATGGGCTCGATACCAAGAAGGTAAAACCATTCTACCGTATCATGCCACGAAAGGCAAACGTTCTTTTCATTCCAGATGCTGAAGCCGTAGAAATACGATCTAAGATTGTCATAGTGGATGGAATGCTCTGCCCAAAGGTTCTCACCACAGATGCGCCAACCTTCTGGTATCTCATGGGCGATGCGGGCGTGAAACTGCTTCACCCATGCCCTATCTTCTCCACCTCTGCTGTCGATGCTGCGCGCGTGGATGTGATCGCGGTACATGGTGGTATTCTCACCATCCATCTTCTCGGTGACGACAACTATCATGTCCTTGAATGCATCAAGTTCTTCCATAACCTTGTCGTCATCAGTAAATCCAGGAGACCAAGGGAGATGGAGTGTGCGCGGATACTTGACATAGGGGGTAAAGAGATCAAGAACACCTCCTTCTTTCAAAGCCTTTTGCACCGACTCGTCAAAAAATAGCTCACCCCGACCTCGGCGACCATCTTCCAAGATGGGGTTACCCCACTTATCGTAGATGTGATCATCGTACAGATGCGGAGGAACCCAGATCTTAGTGATTTTGGCCGCGTGCCTAACCTCTTCAACGCTGATGGTTGTTCGCTCGCACTCGAGGTGGTGTTGAGGGCAAACGCTGGCACCGTTCTCCAGATAGTATCCACCGTCTGGCCATAGGCGACGTTCAAGAATGTGGTGAGCATCTGCCGCGGGCTGTTCGCAGAAGATGCACTTGGATCCATCGCGGCGAAAGACGCTGTCGCGAAATTCTCCCCTGGTTAGAAGCTTTGGTTTCATCATTTACCCGCGAAGGCGTCCATGAAAAATCCGGTAACACCGGAGCGGACGTGAACAACTCGAGCAGTTCGACGGTGAAGCTTGCTAACGGAGCCGAGGTTGATAGCGAAAACAAGCTGGACTATCTCACCCTTGAGAAGCCCCATGTCATCTGTTTGGATGCCAACGCCCTGAGCTGATAGGTTAACAGCTCGGCACATCTTGGATTGACCGCTTAATTTTCGAATGCGAACGTCTGTTCGGGCGCGGTGGCGGATGTGTGATCTACGCTCGATTGATGTGTATTCGGCAAGCATTGGGAATACCTCAGGTTGTAAGGTATTATATCATGCTTGATTTCAGAAGTAAATTTTACTTCTTAGGCTTGTGTTCCTTGTAATCTTCGTCAGCCTTCTTCTCGACATCATCGAGTTTCTTTTTCAGAGAATCGTAATCTACCGACTTAGCCGTAGATCTCTTCAGCTGACTGTTAAGCAGCTTGCGATCATCTGCGGTGTCGGCCAAAACTAGCTTTTCAAGAAAATCGATCTTTGAGTTGATGACGTCGAGTTCCGCTTTTGTTACCGGTCTGGTGTTTGGATCCAGATCTTGCTTAAACTCGATGAAGCTTCTTACGAGATCGATGCCGGTTTGAACTACCGGCTGCACTACCAGTAGAATCGCGATGAGAACCATAGCCGGACTCTCCTTGGTCATCTTCGAGATAGCGGAAACCGGACTCGATACTATCTCACGAGTTTTGTTCCAGATACCCTTATCAGGGATTATAGCGCTTTCGATTTCATCATCCATCAGGTATTTAGGACCGACCTAATTCCGGAGCCTAAAAAGGCGGTAGTTTTACCTACCGCCTTGGTTTTTAGACGATGACCAAGCTTGTGCCGCACTCGACACAAAATTTGCTGCTTGATTTATTCGTACGCCCGCATGAGGTGCACTTTGGTTTTGAAGAAACCGTCACTGGACGGGTTATCTTGTTCTGACCAATTTCACCTACCAGGCGGACAACCATCGCGTGCTTTACGCCATCACCGTTGATGTCTGACACGTTGTGGAACTGCTGGTTTGAGATAGATCCAGGTGCTGTGATTCCAGCTTCATTGACTATCTTTTCTTCAGCTGATGGCACGAACCCGCGGGCGCGAACGGTGCTCTTGGTTAGCGAGGCATCCGGTTTTCTTCCACCATCAATGCCCTTTCCGTATGACATCGAATCGGATGTTGCCGCAGCTGAGCAATTTATCGATGCTGCCCCAGCAGAATTAGCGGTAAAGCTGCAAGATGCCGAGTGCCCATCGTTTAGCGTGTTCATGTTGCTGGTGAAACCAGCTGAACTACCGCCGATTGATCCATACGTGATGTCACCTGGCGAACCGTACCAGTATGGTTTTGGCCAAACTGGCTTAACCCATGGTGTCGGTTCCCAAACCGGATAGTGCTGCTTGTATGGCGCCAGTTCCTTCTCGAATTCGAACTCAACGCGAATGATACCGTCTTCAACTTGAGCTCCACCACGGTGCGCTTCGACGCCGGCGGTACGCTCGATAAATTTGAAGCGATTTCCGGCGCGCATATTACCGTTCTTGAGGAAGCGCTCAATCTCCAACGAGGAATTTGCGTTGATGATGAATGAATCACCATCAGCTATGTCCTTGCCGTCGATCGAAATGCTTACGCGGCAGCGTACTGAGTTGAGGTTGCGAATTAAGAGGGAATATTCGTATCCGAATGGAACGAATGCGGTGTCCTTGAATTCTCGAAGGACCTTGCCATTTACTTTGACTGCTATGGCTAGCTTATCTGAGTACATCATTTTATCTCCTATTTAACGGTGTTGACTAGCACCCAATGGTTTGGTTAAAGTCAGTTTATGTTGTCCTCAACATGGTAATTGCTGAGTACGCAATATTTATACCCTATGGGAGATCAAAAGTACAACCTGATTTAACAGCTGCTTGATTGCCAGCCATTGTCCAACATTTCATCCTCGGTCATGTAGCCGATATCCGACAGTGAAAACTCGATGTTCGCTTCAGTCGCGATTGCTTGGCACTCTTTGATGATGGTTTTTATCTTTTCTACCTTTTCTTGCATGCTCGCCTTAGCTGTCTGCTTTGAGACCCTATCCAGCTCACGAATATGGATGTCAATTTGACGAAGCTCTTCTTGAGCGGCGCTGCGGCGCAAAGATTCGGCCTGAATGATGCCATTAAGCTCCCTTGCTCGATTTTGCAGAGCCCTCAAATCCCAACCAGACATATTTTGGGTTGTGTGTACTCTACTGCTCATATCAAACTCCTTGGGATAATTGTTCGCCATTTCAACTTGTGGGCTCGAGCGCTGGTACGCAGCGCAACCCGGGTGTCAACCTCCACCGTTTCAAGGAGGTGGAGATAAATTCCTAAAAACGTAGGGCCGTGATCTTGTATTCTTGATCCAAACAAGTGCCACGCTATGTGATGTGAAGCTTCATGCAGCGCGATAGGCACGTTTAAATAGCGGTCGCGCTGCAGCCCAATGACCATTTTATCCGGAATCGAAAACGGAAGATTTCTATTTTTGTGCAGCTTGATTTCTGGCGCGCTCACCGAAAAATAGCTGCACGCGAAAATGATTGCATCTTTAGCTTTCTTGAAGCTTGCGTTAGACACATCCCAACCGTTCGACCCTTCCCATCGATAAAGGTTTTTAAGCTGGGGATCGTTGGCGCTCATCAGTGGGTGAACGTATACTGCTCGACAGCGACGCATTCTTCTTCAATTTCAGTCCGGATAAGACCGACGGTATCAACACCCATTTTGGCGGCGAACAGCTCCAGCTCGGAATCGGTAAGCTTAGCCATCAGCTTGCGAAGATCAGTAGCGACTTGGGTGACGGTCATGACATTCATCCTGTTTGAACTGATGAAGTATTGTATCATGAAGTCTGTGAAGAATACACTACTTGATAGTGGTGGCCTTCTGCATCAGCTTGATAACCTGTAAAGCTTTGTCCAAGATCTTTCGATTAGGATCATCTTTTGCGAATTTTCTAGAGAGAGCTAGAAGAGAATCGTGAGCCGCGTTAACGGTATTTGGAGGTGTCGAATCAGCAGCCGCGGTTACTCCAGCCGTCTCACCGGTCGGTGGTGTTTCCGCTGGTGTCGTCGGGGCTTGCTTGGTTGCGGCGGGCTCGCTTGGATTTTGATCTGCGGCTGGCTGAGCTGTTGGCGCCACAGTAGTTGCAGATTTATCGAAATCACCATTAGTCATCTTGTTGTGGACATCAGCATGAGCTTTGTTCCACTCAAGCTTTGCTTGCTTGATGGTTTGGGCAGCGGGGTAATTTACGATGATATCTGGATTGAATGCAACAGCTTCAGCATCAATATCCCCAGCTGCTTTGTCCATATATTGTGCTATTCTTTGTGCGCGAGAATTGCTGATGGTAGCAGCATAGTACTTGTGATTCATCATCTGCGCAAGAGTTTCTGGTGTTGGATTTGCCTGGTATGCTTTAGCCAGCTGTTGAGGTACATCAAGCAGAACCGTGTAGTCCTTACCATTGTTGTTGCTGATCAAGTCAGAAAATTTGTATCCAGCTGGTAGCGCCTTAACGGGAGCGGTGGATTTTGGCTTTGCCGTAGCTTTAGGTTTTGCTTTTGGAGCGGCCTTTGGTTGAGCGGGTTTTGCCGCTGTTGCGGGAGCGGCCTTCGCTAGATCAGCCTGGGCAGCTTGAACTGAATTAGGATCATTTGGTTCACCGGTAGCTGGATCTTCTAGCAGCGATATGAGGGAATATTTCGCGCTTTCGGTAACGCCGAGCAGCTGCTTAGCGAGCTGCAGGTGGGTGTTCGCGTCATTCTTGAGATAAAGAGACGTTAGCTCACCGCGATCGAGCTTGAGAACGAAGCGCGTTTGTCCAGATGTAACCGGTTTTAGAATAGATCCTACCACGTGGCCGAGTGGATCATCCGCTTCTGACGTAGCCGTTGGTCTTGCAACATCCGGTGGTTCGGGTTGCGCCGGTTGAGCTTGCTTAGGAGCTGGCTGACCCAAGCCAACCCGCTGCTTGATAGAATCCAACCATCCAGCTTCAGTAACTGACTGGTGAAGTGTTGGTTCTAGAACTGCGTACGCCTTAACGATCTTCATTATTTTACCCAGGTTTGAGATCACCTGGTATTTATACTACCGGCGACGCTTACCCTTACGGGAAGCAGTTTCATCGCTGCTGTCGTAGAAGCTTGGATGCTTCTTTGCTACCCACTTAACGAATTTCTGAATGTGCTCGCTTTCAAGCAGTCGATCTATCGTGTGATAGTAGTGAAGCAGCTCTCTTTCGCTAAACGTAGCGTGAATCTTACGGTGACAGATTTTGTGAAGATCTACCAGTTCCTTTCCCTTAAAGGCTTTAGGGATAAGGTGATGGGAGTCAACGTTTATCGTTCCAAGCTCGCGAAGGCACAGTGGGCATCTGATCACTTGATCACCGCAATCAGTCGAATGTCTTCCTTCTTCTTGCGGCGCTTCATCTTGAGATCGTTGTAGAGCTTCAAGCTACAACTCAGTTCATCATTTTCGATGTAGACAATATCCTTGCGCGAGAGGTCCATGAGATCCTGTGCCCACACCGTGTAGCTTTCATTCTTAACCAGCTTAATCCAGATGGCTCTGGCGCGTATGTTTTGCAGCTCTCCGGAAACCAAAATGATCTTGTCCTTGAGAACCGTGTCGTAGATAAAGCTACTGATGCCTTTGCCGCGTGCATCGGGATTTACGTACAGCATTGACACTTCGTGCGCTACCCATCTTGGGATCTTTGTAAGTGAACAAAAACCGTAGATAGCTGGATTTGCCTTGAGGGTACGCTTTGGCTTGAATGTTTTTGCGATGATTGGGTTGATCGCACAGTAGATCCAATCTCGATCATTGCGATCGAAAAATTTGAAAACGTGTAGCGTAGGCGTGATGCATCTAACCAGCTTACACCGTTTTGACAGATAGCGCTTGTGCATCTCAGCTTCAAATTTGTGAAGATGCGTGCTGCGCGGCTTGTAGCGATAGAAGAACATTACTTTCGCGTGGTCATTAGCGATATGGCTGCCGCGCCCAGCATCACAACAACCAGCAGCAATATTACATCCGGCTGTAGTAATATCGACATTACTTTTCCTGCTGCTGGAGTCTAAAGAGAAATGATGGAACTACGGTTGTATGACCTTTAAACCCGGGAGCATTTTCATTCCATATCTTGACCGCTTTTTCAGGGCTAGTTTTCCAAAGACTGTAAACCATGTTCTCAAGGACCTCGAGCTCCCTGTTACCCTTTTCGACGCGGCGCGCGTCCTCGGAAAATTCATACTTCCAATCGAAAGATTTCAAACGATCTATGATTTGCTGTTCAGTTACGGCAGGTGTATCATTTCTCAAAATTTCGAAAACTTTCATCTGTTGCTCCTAGTAGGTTCCGCAGAACTATTTATCTACCTGCCGGCGGTTCAAACTATCCTATCGTGAAGCAATTATAACATGGCAGCTATCGCGTGTATATGCGTGCGAATCGAAAATCATTCTTGGGAGAGCTTAAGCAGCGCTGATTTAGCTGATGTGGATAGCGCATCAACTTTTACCAGATTCTGCTGGATGCGCGCTGAACAGTAAGCGATAAAATCGGAAGATGATAGCGTAATTCGCTTTAAATCCAAATCATTTTGGAATCGGTGCGCTGCCTGTCTATTCTCCTCTGGTAGAGAATCGATGTAAGAATTGATGATCTTGGTCCGCTCAGCTTCGAATGCAGCTGGATTTGTAGACAACTTCATCATCTTGTCAAAATCAAAAGTGATGTTCATTTTCTCTCCTCAAAAATAATGGGAGTCCATCCTAGACTCCCAAATGTCGTAACTTTCTTTAACGGTATTCTCCGCCTTGAAAATGTTGTTACGAATACTATTTACCGTTAACTACCAACGGTGTCGTATCAACAACATAATTTGCGCGGTGTTTTGCAGGCTGAGATGCGATAATCTGCTTCAGCTGTGAAATTTGCTGCAGTAGAACTCCACGATCGTGTTCAGATGTCGCAAGTTTTTTAACCAGTTCATCATTGGTAACCTTCATGTCCAGGTAAGCTTCGCGTTCGGTAAAATACTGAAGAAGATCCTTGTACCCCATCTGCACGCAGCGCCCGTAGAGTGCCGCGTATATCTGCTCTGGACTCTTGTCGCTTGACTCAAACACGTAGCTGAGAATTGACCGAATCGGGTACGTTTGAACGGTTGGAGAAACTATGAAACTTGAAAATTGCTCTGGCGTATTTGCTACGCCGGTCGCTTTCAGCTGGGCAAAGCTTTTAGCGTTTGTGGCCATCTTGTTGCAATCCACATCAATAGCTGGATCCTTGGCGACGGCGGCGGATGAAATAAGCAGCATCATGATTGCTAAAGTTTTCATGTTCACTCTCCTGAAGAGATTGGCTGGATCAAGGGCATCCAGCCGATCACTTTACTTTTGAACCATCTTGGTTGTGATGCGAGTTTCGACTTCACGCAGCTCATCGTGCGTCACCGCATCGGTTGGCAGAGGCGCCGTTGTCACAGCAGGCGGAGGAAGACATACGGCACCGACCTCGTTAAAGGCTTCCTTGGCACCCGGAATGTTCTTCAGCATGTACGCGCATCCCGCCGGAATGCTGAATTCCGCTACCAGGTGCGTCCGCTTGATCTTGACGCAATTATCATCCGTCTTGGTTGATCCAAACGTTGCGCCAACCAATGGTAGCTGCAAGCCACCAGAAGCCGAACCAAGACACGTGTCCAATCCACTGGTCAGGCCAGCTGAATAGGCGGTACTCACTGGAATTCTTGCCGCGGCGTACGTAGTGTTGATCGCCGTGTTGTTTGAACCGTTGCCATTGTTGTCACCAGCGTTCGCGCCAGCTCCAGCACCCGCCGTAATGTTACCAACGGAAGACGTAGATGCACCGGTTACAGCTGAAGCATTACCAACGTTGGAAAGATTTCCATTGTTGTTTGCGCTCGACGTAGATGCTCCAGTCGACAACGTGTTGGTGTTTCGAACGGCACCGGCCGCGATCGACGCTGTACCACCAGCTACTGTGTTCTGCACTGCACCAGCGCTGATTGAGGCTGAACCGCCGGTTGCATTGCCGCCAGTAGCTGAACCACCAGCTCCGCCGCTTGCGGTGTTGTTGACCTTCACAGCGCCGGACGCGATAGAAGCAGAAGAATTTCCACCGGTAACGCTATTCACGTTGGTAGAATTTCCGCTATTGTTTAGCTGCTGAGACTGCTGTTGATTCGCAGAGCCACCGGTTGCTGACGCATTTCCACCAGCTGCGCTTGAGGACGAGCTCGATGAAGAGCTCGATGAAGAGCTGCTTGACGTTGGTGTGGGGGTCGGCTTAGGTGGGGGAGTTGGGGTGGGTTTTGGCTTGGGATTTCCATACTGGTCACAAGGTTGACCGTGGTCATCTTTGTAACCACCGTGTCCATCCGGATAAACGTAACCATTTGCAATCGCCGTTGCGCTGATCAGCGCAAGGATTGCTGCAGCAAAAATTGACGTAGTCTTCATCGAGTTCTCCTAAGTTACAAAAGATTTCAAATCACTTTTTCAGTGAATGAAATTCTATATCGTATAATCAGAGAAGTACAATCAGAATGGCGTCTCCGGTGGGCTTCGAACCCACTCTTAACGATTTTAGAGGTCGCTGCGTTTACCTGACTTCGCCTCGGAGACTCTCAATCATTTTATCACGATGCTGCTACAACGTACACAGGTTTATGCTGTAGTCGAAGATCGCGCTGTCGGCCAGCTTCAACCTTTGAATCTCCTCTCTCAGCGAGAAGATCAGTTGCTCCCTGCTTAGCCATCTTGAGAGATGATCGAGCAGTCTCCATCTCACCGTGCACCGGACGCAGTGCCTTATATCGACTCATCTCTTCATCAGATGCTAGAATCGGCCAGAATCTTTCACCTTTGGATTCAATCGAGAACTTACGGTGCGCTAGCTTAAAGGCCTCCTTAGCTTGTCTAATATTGAGAATTTGAGCGGCGTAGCGCGCCTTCCAATCTTCTCGATATGTCGCGTATTCATCCCGAGTCGTAAATGCAAATTTCACATCAGCATCTTCGCAATAGTGATAAGATATCTGCATTAAGGATGGTGCTTCATAGCTGCACACCTTGCACCGATAAATTTTCTTCTCCTGCACTGGGCTGCGCTTGAACATTGAGAATGGCCACATTGTTGTTCTCCTTATGGTTTAGTAGCTTCTTTCCAGCTTGAATTAATCTGGATCTTTTAATCTTGTAACTTTCCGACTGTCTTCCGCCAAACATCTCCGCGTTCGCGTTTATCTCAGCCCACGCCGTGAAGTAAAGAATTGGCGCGAACGGGCTTCGACAGGTTCTAATCAGGTCATCACCGCGCAGGATGTGAAAGTTCATGTCCATGGCGATAAGCTGCTTCGTAAACCCATCTTCAGGAAAGATGGTCGCATACTGCTTGGCTGAAATTTCCGCGTGGTTGGGAAATTGTCGCTTACCGGTGCACCCATCGATAATCTCGCAGAGATGTTTTCCGCAGTCATGGTATGTATGATAGCGCTCTAGCACTTCGGGTGCGGGAAGCTTATCCCTATACCGAGCATAAACGTCGCGAAGTTCTTTGTACTGAGTATCATTCGCGTTGAGCGCTGCGATGAGCTGTGCGTATTGAGAATGAACCATCTCTCCGTGCTGCAACATGTTAAGATTCGGAGCCTGAAAACAAGCTTGCATCTGTTCGCGAAGGTGATCGAGAGTTATTGACCGGTTCTACGTCATGGTGTTTCTCCTAGAATGTTGATACGATAATTTTCGAGCCAATCTATCGCGGCTGCCTGCTCAGTCGTCCAGCGGTTGATGTGCGCACGGTGCCAATCTTCGGTTACCTTTATCGGGTTATTTCTCAGATGCGCGACAACGTCTTTAGCGGTAGTTCTGGTATCGGTGAACGCGTGAATAATTTTGGACGCGCTGTGCTTTCCAAGACCGGGCATGGTGTCGATTCCGATTAACTGTTCAGCGTGACACTTTGGACACGCGCAGGCAGAACACGTGCAGTCACCGCCATGCACACCTTCGGAAAGCTCGCTAAGATACCAACCGTAAAGTTCGTCAACTCGCGCATCGATAGGTGTCTTTCCACCTGCATCTTCAGAATAATATTTGGGATCCAGCTCCGACTTAGCAGAGTCAATATCACCATCGCTCAATCGAAAATACGCCATGAAAAGCCGTTCCTTTAGCTCCTCTACCTTTACCTTGTACCACAGTTCCTTCTTTTCGACTTCGTTAAGCTCAATAGTTGTCGCGAGTGGGTTTTGGGTATAATTTATTTTCACGCGTGTGCTCTCCATAGTTGTAAATCAGATAGATGGTGGCGCTGATCCTCGGTAAGAAGACAGGCAAGCGCGGTCATTCCCCATTCCTGGTATGGTTCATGAAACTCGGTGGTCGAAATACCTTCAGACGCGAGGCGTGATTTAAGCTCCTCGAGGTGAGGCTTATCACGGATGGTTAGATGAATGTAGGAGGGGTGATGATCGAGTGGGCGCCCATGCTCGTAAGCATATTCAATGCCAGCATGTGCCGCTTGTACGGCCTGCTGCGCGAGAGGGATGTCGCGACGAGAAACGGCGTACAGATACGTCTTGTGGGAAGAAACCTAGGCGTTCATGATAATCTCCAGTTCGTTGAGCCAATTCACGGAAGGTTGGCTGATGACCTTATTCTGTAACCCCGTGCAGCTGCACCAGTCAAGGTGCGATCTACTTCATAATGTATTTATACTATCACGCTATTTCAAGAAAGTAAACATCAACCTGACAAATGTGGGAAAGAAGATTTCATGAATGAGAAAACGGTGGCGGTGTCAAGGATGTTGTAGTCAACCAGCCATCCCCTCGTCGAATACTTTGAAACGATCTCATCGCATAGATTAACGGGAAGTCGCCGATCGTGATAGGTGCTGTTTATCAGTGGTCGGTGAGCGAGATGATGATCTATGTCGGCTCGGAGAGCTCGTAGACCGTATTCCGAATCAACCCTATCCTCGTAATCGCGGCGCTTTACATGTGCTGCCATGTTCACTCCCCAATGTTGTGGATCGCCCGATGGGAATCGAACCCACGTACCGGAATTTAGAGTTCCTCGCTAAACCACTCAGCTACGGGCGAATTAGAAATGAGGTTCTATTTATCTAGCGTTGCGTCTGATTTTACCTGGCCGCGTACTATCGTGACCGGCAGTTTGATATCAACTCCGACAAACCGGCCTACTCCCTCTTCAAGCATGAAGTTGATTTCCGATTTAACGCCGAGCGAGTTAGCTAATCCAAAGTGTTCACGTAAGATGCTTCCAACTTCATCCGGCGTAAGGTGAAGCGTTGATGAATACGTCTTCACTTTAGCACCTTAAGCCCTTCAGATGAATGCGCTAAGATAAAATTTGATACTGAAAGGCTAAGCTTTTCGATTGAAGGTGCTCTCTCAATCATCTGATTTGCCTTTGCTATATTCTCTGGTTTGGTGTGAGGATGAGCTGTGGTAAATTCTTTTATTTTTTTTCGAATGTAATTTTTTGCAGCAGTTAGATCTGGCTGCTTGAGAACTATCACCGCATCTTTCATGGTAAAGAAACCGGGATCTGATTTACTCATTACTTTGCTCCAAATTTACCATATGCGATATTGTATCCTAGCTTATTTAGGACATAAAGATCATTTTTCTTCTTGAAATACTTCGTTAAAATGCCTTGACGAAATCCAGTTGCGGTGTGCACGTCGCAAAGATAATCGCACCAGTAGCCGCGATGGCGCCGCCGACGCCCCATCTTAAGCTGGTTGTTTCTCCAAACGCGTACAACATCAAACGTATCGTAATTGAGACCATTGAGCTCGACTACAAACCGCTGTAGCTGTGAAAATCGGAGACCCTCTGGATGAAGAGCTGCGAATCGCAAAAGCATCGTTCGCTTGAGTGCAGCTTCTGGTTGGTCGAAGGCGCTGAAGGAACTGGGATAACCAGGATCAATGAACACTACAACCCCAAAGCTTGTCTGAGAACTGTGGCAGCTTCTTTCTCGGCATTCTTAGCGTCGAGAAGTTCCCTGCTAACGCGATGGAATTCTTCGGTTTTGGCCTTGAGGGCGGCACGAGCTTCACGTAGAACCTTGATGGCTTCAAGCTCTAGCTCTTCAACGCTAAGATTGTCAAGCTCAGAAACAACAGCTTCTTTCTTCGGAGGAATTGGAATGAGTTCTGTCTCACGTGCTAATTTCGGAACTGGCAGATCATTAATCGTCAGAACGCTTCCATTGGCAGAAATTCGATCTGTTGCGTAGTCGGTGTTAGTAATGGATGGTCCGCCACCGTAACCGCGGATAATTTCTGGAACAATCCTTGAAATTTCTCGAACGGTTTCTGGGTTTAAGTACCATCGCCCGTCCACCCTCACGCAGTGTTTTTCGTAGATACCTGGAACTCGCTGACGAGAACTGCCATAGCCGTAAAGGCTAATGTTCCAAAGCCCTGCTCGCTTTTTACTGTCCCACGTTTGACTGTTTAGCCCTGTTACGATGAATTTTTCAACATCGCTCGAGGTAACTCCGGGATGTTGACCGATAAATTTCAGGATCGCAAATTTTTTAGTGTTGGTGCGCATCTTTCTTTCCAAGAGTGGTACTATGAATTATACATAGCAGCTCTAAGCATGTACATTATCGACCTGCCATACGGCAGTGGTCCCACCTGGAGGAATCGAACCTCGGTAGCGTCCTTCCCTCTATTCTGTGCTACTAGTTTAGGAGACTAGCGAGGGGGCAGGCGGGAATTATACTATTCCAGCTTGTTTGAGTATCTTGTGAGAAGCCGTTTTCTTTGTAGCGTGGTAGCGCGGAGGTGGATTACGAATCAAATCCTTCGCTTTGGGACCATAGCTGTGAATGTGAACGCCCTTGTTATCGCGGTAGACGCGATTACCGGTAAATAGGTCAACAGCTGTTCCGCCAACAAAGCGCTTGGTGCCATAGCGCGACCGTCTGTAATCATCAAGCTGATCCCAAGTCTTCATGACCGGGGTACCATACGATTTGACGTTAAACAGGGTAGCACCTGCTGGGCGCTCGTAGATGTACTTGCCTTCAGGAACGTCTGCGAGGGTGAAGTGAAACCACACACCGTCGATGTTATGAAGAACGTTGTCATCATCAATCCAACGGGTAATCTCGAGTTCAGCTTTGGCCTGCTTTGCGGCTCTACGAGCTTTGCTCGCCTTATCACCACCATACCACTTGTTCTTCTTCATGATGCCATCGCGTGGATCTACGAAGTATTCAGTGGATGTGGAATTGCGGAGCTTCACATCACCGCGGTTAGAATAGGCACCTGTCTTTACCCACAGCTCACCATCCTCAACGTATACTTCTCGCTCTACGTATTGAAAAAGATGCTCAAGGATGTGTTGGTTGATTACGGAACGCTTGTCGAAATTTTTACAGAGATCGCTGTAGAAGGTATCCCAGCGCTTACCGATGTTGGCGCGAATCGCACCGCGAAGAGGGCTGAGATTTTCATTGAAATTTTTGGTTTCATAACCATAGCGGTGCTTGGTGCTCTCAAATGAGGGCATTCCCTCACCCTCTTCACCAAAGTTGTTAAATTTTTTGCTGTTGCGAACTTCCTTGTACTTGCTATCGTGGCCGATGCGCTCACGCTCACAAAGAAGCTTGTTGAGATCTGGTCTCATGTTATCTCCGGTTGGATCTATCCAACTATTTATTCATCTTTCTAAAACGCGTCAAGTAGCCATATCCGCTAATCAAGAAGAAAATGCCACCGGCTATATCAGCAGTTGAGTAGATTGATCTTGATGCCAGAACACCAATCGTAAGGCAGAAAATACCGACTTGAAAAAAGACTATCGAATAGAGAAGCGCGTAGCCTTTGCTATGCACCCTCTTGTTGAGTTCAAGCTGCCTTTTGATCTTCAGCTGCTTCCGCTCGTTCATCAGCTTCTTTTTCCTGACGTTCTCGCTTCTTGCCGCCCTTCTGCGCCTTCATGTAATCACTGTGGGAATCGTAAAGCTGGAACCAAGCCTTTCTTTTCCCATGCTTAGACTCTGTGCGAGCTGGACCCTTGTTGCCAGTTGAAATAGGTCCAGTTGGCCCATTATTCTTAGCTCGCCGATTATTTTTTCCTTCGGCGATAAGACGGGCAGATTTTGAATTTCGAGACATTTTTTCTCCTAAGGGAAATCAAGTAGAAAGATTGTAACACAGATTAGGAAGAATGTACACTCAGAGAATAACAATCGCCTGAACTTCTTTGAATTCTCTATCGTTGGCCAACCAAAATTTTCCAGTCTCCGGTTCAGCTATCGTCAAACCACACCATAGCTCGGGGCTGCCATCGTTGTACCGGCTTGGAAGCTTGTACGACGCGTAGGCCATTGTATCAAGGTTTGTCTGACCCATAAAGGTTACTGGAGCGCGCATGATGGTGTGACCGGAATAAATGTGCGATAGCGCCGGATTAAAAACGGCACCAAGCTTCTGCTGCTTAGCCATCGTGCTAAATTTTTTAATCGAGCGCTCATCAAGCTGCTGCTTGTAGAGCGAATAGAAAATATACCGACCCCAAGTAATCGTGTCACCATCTTGGGTCTGAATCGTAGCTACCTTTGTAAATGTAGCTGGGTCTGCTAGCATCGCGTCGGTAATAACCTCATCTTGACAGTCTTCTCGATGCGATGAATCAAACGGTGCGCGCGGCGGAAGCTCAGCGTGGAGCACGTGAAACAAGCTGCCATCTTTCTTTTCAACGGTTATGAGGTACGGAAGATCCTCAATCTGCTTGATCGCCTTTCGAACAAATTCGCCCATCGTAGTTTGTTCAGTTTTGTATCTGGTTCCCCATGAACCTCCGTTAGGCTGCCACCACTGCCCATAGTAGCCGCCTTTGAAAAATTCGAACATGAGCTGCTCGTGGTTACCCATGCACGCGAAGAACCATGGTTGGTTGATTAAGTCAAGACACGCTTCGTTGGATGGGCCGCGGTCAACGAGGTCACCCGCGCAGATTAGACGGTCCTTCGTCTTGTCGAAATTGAGTCCGTTGAGAGCTGCCGTAACGCATGAGTAGCTGCCATGGATATCTCCACACACAAAGTCGCGACCAGCAAGATTTGGTGATAGACGCTTAATCTTTAACGTTGGTGTTTCTTTAGGGCGCGGCATGCTTACCAGCTCTCATAGTCGGTCAAGTCGAGCTCATGACCACAAGATTTTACCGTGAAGATTGTGCCGATGCTAGTTGGTCTGAATGAATACGTTAGGTCGCCGCCTACGGCTCCGAAGTAAGGATACGTATATCCTTCTTCATCCTCAAAGTGGAGCGACGCTAGATGTGGATCTTTCCTTTGCTCTTCGAGAATTGGCGGGTAAACCGTTTCTCGGAGCCACTTGTCTATCTTTGATTCTTCTTCTGGTGTTACTTGAAAGTTCATTTTTATTCTTCTTTGATCGTCCAAAGATCGCATCCCATCCATCACGATAGGCTTTGGTTGCTGGTTTTGATCTGATAGCCATATCGGATATTTATAATCCTGGCATCACGCGTCTTGAGCGCGTGATTATTCTACTTACGATTTCTCAGCCGCCAGAAGGCTCCATTGATGAGATTTCGTTGTTGCTTGTCAGTAAGTTCACCATTTCCCTGTCGGTGCGCGTATGACCAATCGCAGATGTTTCGAATCAACCTCTGAACGTCTTCAGCTCGCATCGCGATGGCAGCAGAAGAATTGATATCGTGAAGGAGTCCTTCATACATCTCGATCTTCTGCTTTTGGGTAGGACGTGGCATCAATTTGCTCGGTAGGTCTGACCGTTAGAACATACGAGCAGTGAGCTATCATCTGGGGCCGGTGCGCACGAAATACCAGGAACTCCCTGAAATTGTTGATTTTGGGTAGCAGCTTGCTTGCCACGCGAGATGACGTCGTTGATAGCTGGAACTGCTATTATCGCTAGGACCGCGATGATAGCAATCACGATGAATAGCTCAATGAAGGTAAAACCTTTCTGACGCATGTAAATCTCCTTGTGAAGTGAAGTCCCGAATAATGGTTCGGGACTTCACGCAGCTTTAGCGAGCGGACGGTCCTTCTTTGTAAGCTTTGCCTACATTCTTCCAGTACAGCACCTGCGTGCCCTTGTCGACCTTACGGTTTACAGAAGTCGATTGGATGAAAAGATCAAAGTTACCAAGATCATCTGGCGCCAAGCGGATGGTTCCATACGTTGGTAGGCCCATCATCTTACGCGCCGCGGCTCCCTCGTAGATTGCATTTGAAGTTTTATCGCGGATGATTAGACGCTTGTGATCTTGCACTTCCTTCTCGGTTTTGACAAGCTGGTAAAATGCGGCGCCCTTCAAAAGAGGGTCACCGTTGAGGCGCTGTTCTACGAAGTCGCGAATCGCGGCACCATCATCCTTTGTTGATACCGGCCACAGCATAACTTCAGATGAAATATCGCGGAGAGCTACGGCGACGTCCTTGCTTGAAACGCTTGAAAGATCAGCGTAGAACTTCTTGGTAGAAGTTGCACCAGCCGAACGAGCGCTGTAGTAATCCGTAAATGCCGAGCGGGTGGCAGCAGAAGCTACCTGCACGCCGTGTGATGATTGTTCCCACTCAAGAATGTTGCCATCCGGAATACCTAAGCTTGCAAGCTTACGACCATAACCAACGGGAACCCGGAATACGAATGTCCAGCGGTCGGTAGCTTGCAGCTCACGAATCTTAGCTGCAAGGCTGCGCGCGTTGTACTTGCGCGAGTGCTGTTCCTCACCGTCGGTAACCGCCATGATGAGAAACGAAACATCCGGATTGGATGCATCAGGTACCTTTTCAAACATCTCGATGAGCTCACCGATTGAATCAAACAGGGCGGTGCCGCCACCGGTATGATATGAGCTCTCTGCGATTGGCTGTAACGTGGATACGTTTGAGTTCACGATGACGCGCCGAATCGGAATGCCGTGGTTTCCACCACACTCAACTACCGAAACGATCGTGTCTT